TCACTCACCATCCTTAGCCGTTTGGCGGATGCTATCGGCGTATTTATTAGCTTCATCAGCAAGACTTATGCGGCCTTCTGCTGTTGGATTCACATGTATCACGCCAGCGATGAAGCCAGCCTTTCCAGCGCAGGCACTTATCTCGCTTAACGCATTACGCGCTGTTGTAGCGTTGTCGTCATCCCATGGCTGTGTGTCATAGGCATAGTTATCTTTAACGTGGTTACGTGCCGACTGATAAACGTCATAGATGGTTAGTTTGGGAGTTACGAAACCGCTTAGATAGGCCCCGCGCGTTACTTCTGCAAAGTCCATTACTGCTTTAGCGCGGATATCGGCAATTGATTTTGAATAGCGGTGTTCTGACTCATAGTGCTCAGACCATTCAAGAACATCACAGTCATTGACTGTATCAATATCAAAGTGCTCGTTGCTTACATCCTTTTTGCAAGCTAAATACCTGTCATACCAGCCATCACCGAGTGCATCGACGGGCATAGCTTTAAGTTCTTCTGCCAGTGCCGCTAGCTGGTCGCGTTCTGCGGTGAGCGAATCAATTGCTTGAGCGGCTTCAGCTGCAAGGTTCTTTTCACCACGACGAGATAAATCATCTTGATCTGCAGCGAACTGGTTTAATCGTTCTGATAATGAAAGTGGCTTCATCACTTACCTTCCTTTGCCAATTCCTCGGCGAGTCGTTTTAAAAACTGTTGGCAGCTGCCAGCTTGTTCGCGTGGCATTGCGTACCAACGCTTAAGCGCTTCGCGGATTGCTTTAGATTGCTTCATGCTGCTTCCTTGGTGCGTTAAGTTGTTTCGCAAAAATGGCCGCGTCTGCCTCGGTGACGTTACCTAATTGAAATGGGCCAGCCTTGCAGCCATCGCAATACCAGCCGTTCTTTTTGAAAGCCGCTCCGCTTGGTACGTGTGAAAAGCAGATGTGACGCATCGAATTTGCTTTACATTGAGGGCAATTAGGAGGCGTCCAGTTGGTTAAATTCATACTGCCACCTATGCCGCTTCTGCGGTTTGAGTGCAAAGCTCGGGGAGATTTGCGCGGGTGAGTGCTTCGGCAAATTGCGGCGGTACGCTGTTACCAACACGGGCGACTTGCTGCTTTTTGGTCGATTTGCCGTTGTAGTTGTTGATGATGTAGTCAGGGGTGAAACCTTGGCAGGCGAATAGCTCATGGGGTTCGAGCATGCGCATACCGATATCAATTATTTGATAGGGTTCACCCTTGATCATCACTAGGCCAAAGCGGTCATTGGTGGTGATGGTGTGCAATGGTTCGTTACATGCCACGCCGTCTTGCTCGTTGCCGTAGTATTTGATGAAGAACGCGCGCACTTCGCCGAGGTGTAAGCCGCCAGCGGTGATCGTGTGTGCTGGTTCGTCCATCGGAAAGCCGAGGTTAGTGCCACGTAATTTAATCATGTGGCTGGTGATCAGCGCGTTGTGATCAACCGTTGTCACTGTCGGCAAAGGGTTGTTTAGGTCATCACCTGGTCCCGTATAGTTACCGCCGTAATGCTTGCAGATGTTGGCGGCGGTGCGTGGCTCAAGTAATTCATCATCTCCGTAAAGCTTTACGTATTCCTCATAGCTACCACCAAAATTCTTAGTTTTGGCAAACCATTCTGTGAAGGTTGGGATGGTTTCGTTAACTTTCTCGATCACAGGTTGCACCACTGCAAAGTGACCGCCTTTGACTGCTGCGCAGATAGTGCGCAAGGGTTCATTAACGGCCATGTTGCGTTGATTGCTGGCGTTAGCGTGCTCGGTGATGAATGGCGCTAATGTGACGTTTTGCGGAACAATAAACGGTTCTTTGGCATCAATCACAAACCGCTGAATGCCTTTAGCAATACGCTTCATGGTGTTTTCAGCCAGTGGCTTTTTACGACCAAATATTGATTTGCAGGGCAGTGACCAGTCGATGCACTCGGCGGCTGTGCGCCACGGTAGCAGCTTGCCCGATTTAACCACTTCGCTATCCGGTGCGCCGTGGGTAGGCTCAGGCCAAACGATTGGCTGACCATCACAACGGGCGATCATGAATAGACGCTTACGGATAGTTGGGGCGCCATAGTCACAGGCCCGTAGCTCGCGCCACTCGACCTTATAACCCAGCCCGTTAATCAATTTAGCGGTATCGAGCAAGCCTAAGGTTTCAACACATTCGGCAAGTGCGGGGTGATCTGCATCTATGCCAGAGCTCAACATACTGACAAAAGCGTTAAAGGTTTCGCCTTTTCTATCTGGGTCAGGGCGTTGGTCTTTTGTATCTATTCCTATCAATGGCCCCCACGTTTTAAATTCCTCGACGTTTTCGAGCATCATCACGCGAGGGCGTACCTTCATCGCCCAGCGAACAGTTACCCACGCTAAGCCGCGAATCTCTTTATTGACTGGCTTGCTGCCTTTGGCTTTGCTGAAGTGTTTACAGTCAGGCGAGAACCATGCCAAATCAACGGGTTTACCTGCGGTGGCTTGCACTGGGTCGATATCAAATACCGACTCGCAATAGTGCAAGGTATTCGGGTGATTAACTGAGTGCATCGCAATGGCGTCAGGGTCGTGATTGATAGCGATATCAATGCTGCGACCGATTGCCCAGCCCATGCCAGTGGAAGCGCCGCCTCCACCCGCGAAGTTATCTACGATTAAGCCGCGCATGATGCACCGCCTTTACGTTTACGTTGTTCTGCACAATATGGACAGATCCATCCATGCGGCATCCTTATCCAGCCGCATTTTTTTGCGTCATCAAATAGTTCTTTTATGCCAAGTAAACCACTTTTTTGTGTATCTCCGGCATGGACGCCACAGCCAGAATTATCATATGACCAACAACGTTCCATTCTTGGCGTTCCATCTTGATATACATAACCACCCTCAGCATGTTCTTCACATGAATCCTCACATCTAAGTTCCATAAAAATACTCATGCTGCCTCCGTTGTCATGTTCATCACTAAGTCATCAATGATTAAGTCGGTTGGATAACCTTCTAACCGTTGCCTATTGGCTTCTTCACAGAGTTCTTGGAATTGGATTTCAGTGGGTTTCTCTATGCCGCAAAGCGCGAATACTTCTTTTGCAATGTTCAGCACTTCAATCGGCCATACGCTGTTTGTTGCTGTGCTATCCCGAGCTATCTGTTCCTCGATATCAATCTGTTCAGCTTCAAACTCACCTATTTGCTCACCTTCTTCGGCATCATCTGGACGCTGTTCGATAGTGCCTTGAATGTGGCTATGGCTTTTACGCATTAGCGACACTGGGCCCTCTAGCATTTCATCGCGGTCAATATGTCGGTAGCGTGGATCACAGGGACGGCCAAAGGGATGGAACACCAAAAACATGGATCCTTTATTGTTACCATTGGCAGGTTTTTCAGTGACAGGATCGACAAATGATAAGCGGCCACCAATGACTAAATGCACCTCTTGGCAGTGTTCAACTGCGCGTTTAAACCAGCCTACAGATTGGTCCATCATCACCAGCATCACACAGCCTAACCCTTTGGCTTGCCACTTAATTGCCGTTTCAACAAAAGGGCCAATATTTGAGTAAGGTGGGTTCATCCATACGTAATGGCCTGTTCTTGCCTCTGGATGAGTCTTACCTAATGCATCGCCAGGCGCGCCAAACGCAGCGTGAAACCAGTTAGTTTCATGGGTGTTTTGTTGCTCGGTGATATAACGCTGTGAACGGGCATTAATATCGCTTGCTGCTGCATCGAGCACAAAATGATATTGATGGTCGTAAAAGTCGTATACAGCACGAGGGGTGCGATAGCTGTCTTTGGTGCTCATGCAGCATGCTCCTTTGAATCAGTTAACTGATAACTGGCTAATTGGGTTTCTAGCTGTGTTTCGAGCTGTGCGATACGCACATTTGCCGTGGCTAACTTGGCAAGATGCTTTTCCCAGTCGATTTCTTTGATTGCCTCAACCACGCCCATGGTGTTGTTAAGCGTGGTTTGAGCGCGCATCAGGTTTGATAGCTCGATAAAGTGGCGAGCGGCGCAGCGTTCTGGATCCAAGCCTGTGGTGTAGTGCAGTTTTATGGCGGCAATAGTGGGCTCGGATGTAATGCGCGTTAGCGATAGCAGTAAGTCGAGTTTGCGCTCTGACTCACTGCCAGCGAGTAAGTAGATCATTTCGCGTGGGGCGGTTTTAGTCATGCTGCACCTCTGTTCCATTCGTTCTCAGGGCTTGCGTCCCAGTAGCAAAACTCGATAAAGTTTTTAAAGCCGTCGCCGTACTCTAAATAACGCTTATAGCGCTGCTGTGACTTAGTTGTTTTGCGGATACTGCCAATCTCGCCGTATTCAACTTCCCAAGTTGGGTGGCAATGACGAATAACGCCTGGTTTATCGTCGTCAAAATTAACTCCAAGGTGATGGCCGCAATCTTTTACGATTACGCCAGCGCGGCCATTCACTTTCACTAAGCGGCCTATTGCTGCAGGAACAGCGTAATGCTGCTTGATGTAGTCAAATTGGTTCATCATTCAAAATCCTCCAGACTTAACCCAAGCTCTTTGGCAAGTTTGATATCTTCGACGCGGCGGCGTTTAGCCAAGCGAGATTTATCTTCAGCCGATATCCTCACAGACTGAATTACGGGCTCCTTTTCCTGCTGAAATCGCACTGTTTGGGTTTTAGGTGCAACTGTTGAAGTCTGCGAAGTAGATGAGTTAACGACTTTCATCACTTTTGGCTTTCTTGCTTTAGGTGCGTATTTATCGCGTTTATGCGCCTTGATACTTTCCTTATTAGCTTGATAGTAAGCCCTCGCAGCGATTTGCTTTGGTGTGAGTTGTTGGCTCATGCTGCCACCTCTGGCTTAGTCAGTGACATGATCCAGTTGCGTAGCTCAATCATTTGAGGGCAAAACACCATTGATTCGACGTAGGTGTAAAGTTTTGGGTAGTCGTGCTGCTTGCGCGCAATGAAGGCCAGTGCATCGGCTTCTGTCAGGCAGGTTTTTACGACTTCTTCAGTTTCTTGCAGGTGAAACTTTTTAAGCTGTTCAGGCAATTCGTCATAGTTATCTTCAACATCGAAATCTTCGATAAATGCTTGAGTGAATACTTCGTCGAATGATTTGACTACATCATGATAAATTTCGTTTATATCGTTATCAAATAACCACGTATCGCACCATTCGTGGGCATTATCAGCCAACCAATTAGCCAGCGCTGTCTTATCACAAACCAGCGAGTGATAAAGGATGCCGCCATCCTCAGTATCGACAATCTCCCAGTGATGGTCGTTGTAACCTTCTTCAGTGATTAGGTCTTTTTTAAACCTTACTTGCCACATTGGCTCGGCGGTACAGCGGCTTGGCTGCTGGTGCATTTGCTGTGACATTTCAAGCAGGAATGCGGGGACTTCGATACGTTGGCTCATGCTTTCACCTCAACTTTTGCGGCGTCATAAGCGCTTTTTATGGCGTAATAGTCACTGCCCAACATCTCGGTTGCATCGATAAGGCTAAGGCGGGTATTGAGATAAATAACGTCATCGTGCAGGAACAGCGAAAGCGGGGCGAATAAGCAGTCACCCCAATTTGTACCAATCGCTTCTAGTAAAGGTATGCGTGAAACTTCTTCAGGCATCATGGCATTGTATTTAGCTCTGATAGCTTCTAACGCTTCACGATCTGCCGCTTTCGGTTTGCCGTATTTTGGTGATGAAGCAAAGCAATTTGCCGCTTTAGGCTTTAGCCATAAGTGGTTATTCTCAAGCTGGTTGAAGTTGTGAAAGTTAATGCCAGCACACGAAATACTTTCAACGCGATTGCTAAAAATAGGTTTGCCACCGAAGTGGTCGGCTAATTTAGTCGCTTGCTCAATCAAGTTTGCTTTAGCTGCATCAAAGTCTTTGAACGCTTGCACTGCGGTTGCGTTGGTAATTTTGTAGTAACTCATATCGATTCTCTCTGCTCTGTTTTCACTGCACTTAGGGTTGCGTTACGCGGCTATTTCGCCGTTGTAGACCACCCAACTGATAATCTCTTTCTTGGTCTTGGGATTAACCTTGCCTGTAGGTTTGCGGTAACGAACATGCAGGTCGCGGCATTGGTCCTGTTTTTTTGCGAGCTCAATGTATTGCGCGCAGAGCGAAGGCGTTGAGAGCGAGTGCGATAGCTTTTGTGGCTTCATGGTTTCAAACTTGGCCGTTGCCATTTCATCTAGCTTGGCTTGGTATTCCGCGGGGCTAAGTTCGCGACGCTTCGGCCGTACGCCTTCGTATAGGCTGCACTTTTTAGCCGCTTCTTTTTTAGCTAGGATCATGGATACGCCGTATACGAAGAACATGGTTAACTCCAAACTGGTGATTGCTCACTAGGCTGATAGATGGAAGAGGGTTTGAGTTGAACTTGTAAAGATGACTTACACGTTCACATTGGGGGCTTAGCTTGGTGTGCAGGCGAGTCGTGCATATTCAGCGTTGAGTAGGTCTTGTGCGCTGCGCTGGCCGTGCTTTTGCTTTATCTCTTGCCAGCGTTCTATCAGTCGCACCCAAGTGTGTTTAGATTCTGGATAGTCGATAATCAACTGGTTTAACTCAGCTATCGAGCGGTCGCAGTAAAATGCCATGGCGTTATCGCGCAATCGGCCTTGTGCCTCTTGCTTAAGCTCGTTCGCGAGCATTCCCACTAATTTTTCGCTGGTGGCATGGGCCTGTGCATCAAACATGGGGCACCTGCTTTAGGCTGTTAATCACTTGATGTTGAAAGCAGCGATTAATCCAGCTGCAGGTTCGGTCACTGACGGTGATTTCGGTCGCGGTTGGCAGGGCGACTCGGGTGAGTTTTACGCGGCCGCTGCGAGTTATTTGAATGTTGGCCACTTCGTTTAGTGGTGTCGTTTTTAATGGGCTTTCATCCAACTTGGTGACGTGGAAACGCTGGCGAAATGCATAGGTGCAAATGTTGTTTTGCAGGTATTGCTCTAACGCATTTTTGCGTTGAATCACCGTTGGGCAGTGCATTAGGTCTGTTAATTGGGCGAGGCGACAGGCTATGCCAAGGTGCATTAGCAACTGCGCTTCGGTTGTGGCACGTTTATCTTGCGCAATGGCGCATGATTGCGCTGCGATTGGGTGTTGCATAGGTCACCTCGCTGAATCGTGGTTAGGTTTGGCGTTAATTGGTTGGGCGTTAAAACGAAGGTTAAGCGCTAGAACAGGTCGAACGGGATTAACTTGGCGAGTAGCATTAGCACTAAGTCGAGAAAGTCGGGTTGCTGGGCTTTCTGTTGCTTGGGAGTCATGGTTTCGCGTCCTGCAGATGAAATTAAGTTGTTCGGGATTTCCGAACAACTCAGGTTTTAGAAGTGGCTTGCTTTTTTTGGCGTTCTTTATGGATAAACGCGACTATCAAGAGCAGATAGCCAGAGTAAAAGAATATCGCAATGAGGTTAACCATATCCGCAGGCGTTAGGCTAAACACCAAAACGTCATTAAAGTCGTGGGCAAAGTCTGAGGTGATAATCAAGATGATATTGATTAGATAAAACCTTAAACCTGTAACCCATCGCTCGATAAACTTCATGATTTACTCAGGGTAAACTTGCTTGGTGTTAACACTTTTTACTGCGGCTTCAATTATCTCAGCAGTTTCAAGTGATTCTTCGTCACCAAGTACTGTCAACACGGGTAACGCGGACTCAAGCGCTTCGGCAATTTCGACGGTGAACTCAGTGTCGGCGTCGATAACGCCGACTAATTCGCTGGCAAGATGGTTAAGTGTGGACACGTCATACGCTTTTGCTTCCGCGCTTGCCGCAATCGCCAGATTTAAGTCATGGCGATCATGCTGATGGATTGTGCCGACCTTAGCCACTTTGGTTGCAGTCGCTAGCAGGCGGGTTTTAACTTCTTCAATTTCAATCGCTAATTCGCTCATGTTGCTCATACTGACCTCGATATGGATGTTATTAAGTTGATGTTTGGTTTTATCGCTACCACTCGCGTTTTTGATCATGCAAGTGGCAGCTGTAAAACCTGATTGCACGCATTGCAGGTCATTCGCACAGTTAAGCCATCCAGCAAATTCACCCCTTTATCTGGGAGGTGATACCCGGTCGCCGCTATTGCGTACAATTTTTCCCTCAGTGAATTTCTGTCCTCCATCACCGAGACACTTGGAGTGACCTAGTCCGCTCTAGGCGGGTTTAGTCGTTCATGGGCCAGATTGTTAAAGAGCGTGATTAGTTTTCTGTAGGTACAGTTTCTAACCGATGAACTGATAGTAGGATAACCTACATTCAGTGTCAAATATTTTCGTAGGTTTTCCTACATTCGATTGTTTCATGTTATATTTATTGGCAGGTTAATTGGGTTGGTTAATTACTGGAGAAGTGAAAATGGATAGATGTTTGATGGTTTCAACAAGGCGAACAGTGTTTATCGGGCTGAAGAATGGAGGGGGTAATCGTGGATAATAATCAATGCACCATTATTAAGTTGTCAGGATCACTAGCCAAAAAATTTGGGCGTGAACATAAGCGCTTTTTAGATACGGGTACGACGACAGAGGCATTTAGCGCTATTAAAAACACGGTTAAGGGTTTTGAGCAGTTCATTAAAGAACAGGCCAAGCTTGGATTGCGTTATGCGATTTTTCGTAATGGTAAAAACACTGCCGAAGATGAATTTGATTTGGCTGGTTCGCGGGAAATACGGATTGTGCCTGTTATCGGTGGCAGTAAGCGTGGAGGGGTGCTACAAACTATTGCTGGGGCGGTTCTAATTATAGCTGGTGCATTTGTATCAGGAATGAGCTTCGGTATGGCTGCACCGCTTGGCGGAGCGATGATTTCGGCAGGCATAGGGATGGTTGCAGGCGGCGTTATTCAAATGCTTTCACCACAAGCGAAAGGGCTTAAGGGCAGGGAGGCTGCTGAGAACGCCCCAAGCTATGCCTTTGGCGGCGCAGTTAATACTACGGCCGCAGGGAATCCCGTCGGTATTGGTTACGGTAAGCGCCGTATTGGTGGCGCCATTATTAGTGCGGGTATTTATGCAGAGGACATTGCAACGACAAAGCGTCCAATACAAAGTGGCAATGGTAATGGAGTTAAGGAGCCGTAGATTTTTATTTTATACAGATTTTCTTTAGGAGATGGGGAAATTATTCCCCTCTCTGTTTTGAAAGGTAGTCTTTAAATGTGTCAGTAAAGTCGTCATCAGCTCCCAATTCTTCAAGAGCTGATTTTTTTTCTTTGTTCATTATAGCTTTAGCCTTTAAATGCACTATTAATATCTGTATAGCTTGATCTGTAGCGTAAAGCGAAGTAGATGCAATAACACACACCACTAGTAAACTTATAGTAAAGCAGACAGCACTTAGTAGTTGTTCGCCAACAATAGGTAACAGAGTAACAATTACGGTACTACAAAAAGATAAAAAATATATAAACCACAGTACCCAAATACGCTTATTAAACTCACTTGCATGGACTATTATTTTTCTTACATCTTTAGAACTCAGTCCATCTATCGAGGTTAATGTGTCGGCTTTCGTTTTTATGTGAACAGTTATTCCTATAAATGGAACTAACAAACCGTTTAAAAAGTAGAGGTTTTTTTTGAGAAGAACAGCACTATCCATACCAATAAGGTATAGCGAAATAAAGAGGGCAGCGGCTCCAAAAATTAATGCTACAACTACTCTAAGTTTACTCAGCTTCTAACTCCTCTACGGTTATCTGTTCAATCAACCATTCACGTATTTTAGGGTATAAATCATGAGCATCTAACACACCGCCAACGTAACGGACTGTCAGTTTCTTATGTAGTACTAAGTCTCTACCAACAAGACGACCAACTTTTCCATAGTCTATTGAAATATCGTCAGGATGGGAATGCCTCATTGCGGTAGATACGCTGTTAAGTATTGATTGAGAGCTTTTTGATGCTTTACGTGTGTAAGAAATCTCTAATGCAACATTTATACTAGACCCTTTTATAGCATCTTGGGATAGCAGTTCTTCCGTTATACCAAATTCAGCAAGTTTGCTCATATCACCAAATGCATTTAATAGCCAACTTAGCCCCAAACCCGTGGGTTTTACACTAATTTTCTTTGCATTATAATCTTGAGTATCAATATATGATTTTTCTAATTCATATATTGGTTTATCGTCAATGGAATCAACCAACGGCGCTCCAATTCTTAATACCTTAGTGTCTGATTCTTCTAGCTTTTTCTGCGCGTAAATAGGTATTTTTGTTGTAAGTAACACATAAGATTCTGCTTCCAATACTTTTGATTTGTGTAACAACCAGTTTATATGACGTTCTAACTCAGAGGTACGTAGTACAGCAGACTGAATCACGGCTACGTGATTTTTATAAGACCCGAAATATAATATAGAGTCTAAAAATTCTCGGCGTTTTCCTTCAGCACTTTTAGGTGGTGCAATTGAGGCAACCTCAAGGTACGGTACACTATCATCAATAGTAACAATAGACTTGTTGGTTCCTTCTGAATAGCGCATTAAATCGCCAAAAACGATATTCCATGAAATCGCCTTATTGTTAATAAAAAGCAAGGATTTATTATAGTTTTCTTCATTTGGTTCATGAGAGTCATCGTTAACTTCTTGATAACGGTTTTTAACAAGTGACAAGCTAGATAGCGCCTTATTTAGCATGTCAGCAAGAGTTGAGTCACCGTCATAATTACGAATATCAGCATATCGGTAATGTAACGTTTTATTTTTGTATGTGATTTCTCTGTCTTCAACAGTTTTGGCTTCCTTTTTATTTCCCTTCATCGCCTTTCCTCATGCTATTTAAGGTTGCATTCTATTTAAGTTGCTGAATATAATAATTATTAATTTTATATCAATAATAGTATTATTTTAAAATCTATGCTGATTTCGTTGCGGTAAGCAAAAATCAATGATTAGCATTAATTAATGTAATAAATTCATCTTCATCAATGATCTGAATATCAAAGCCTTCATCGATAAGTGCTTCTGCTTTTATCTGTTTGCTTGATATACCCGTTGGGCCTACTAGGTTTGCATCCTGTTCACCAACGACAAGATAATCTGTCTTTTTAGATACACCTGATTTAATTTCAAGTCCAAGTTCAACTGCCGCTTCAAAGGCTTCGGCGCGAGTCATAGACAGTTCGCCCGTAAAGACGATTGTCTGACCGTATAGCTCACCAAACTCATTGGGTGAGTATGCTTTGTGGTCTGCACCTGATGATTTAGTAAAGGGCTTTTTAGGGATAATCTCATTGATATGGCCTAATGTCACAGCTGCGCACATAAATACCCTACCAGCGGCAACTGCATCGGCTTTAGCGCGATGTGCTTCATTAAGCGGGATACTACAGTGCTCAGCCACTGTGGCTAATTTATAATTAGGTAAATTGAATGCGGCCTTTGCCAGATTCAATGCACAGTGGTAATGGTTATTCAGTATGATGCCAACATTAGCGAACTCAGTATCTAAAAAACCTTTATCAAACTTGGCGTTGTAGGCCACTATTGGCAGATCACCTATAAATTGCTTTAGGTCTTGCGCTATGTCGGTGAAGGTCTCTTGATCAGCTAACATCGCATTGGTGATACCAGTAATACTTGTGATCTTGCGCGAGACTTTTACATTAGGATTAATCAACGCTTCAAATACTGGATGATCGTTCGACAGCAGATCAAATTTGATTGCGGCGATTTCGATAATTTTATCAACGTCAGCGCTGAGCCCGGTCGTTTCTGCATCTAACGCAATAAATTGAGTAGGGATATAAGGGTATTTTGCTAAAAACTCTGCTGTTAAATCATCCATGTTATTGCCTTTTCCTTTTAATTTTTAAACTTCACTTCCGCAGTGTTTACATTTTTTTGCGGCCATTAATATGTCTTCTGCACAATAAGGGCATTGTTTCATTTGTTTTGCGGGTGACGGCGGGATAATTGGAGTAGGTGGCGGTGCTACAGGTTTGACATCTGGCGTTGAAACAACAGCTGCTTTGACAGGTTCTTGGCTTTTTAGCGCCCAGACCAGTGCAACAACCCAACCAACTAGCGTCCATCCTAGAAATAGGTTGAGTGCAAATATTGAATAAAAATTAGGTTGCTTATTAAAATAGGCTACGTACATAGGACAAAAATAAAAAAGGATTGGGACTAGAAAAATAAATAATGAACTAAACTCTTTTAACTGATCTGCTTGAGCTTGTGCTATTCCGCAAGTAGAAGCAGTTAATAAAATTAGCGTCAGCAGCCTAATTAAAAACATCATAAGTTCCTTTATATTTTGTAAATTATATTTTTAATATACCGCCAGCTAATATTTGTAAGCCTTTTCCATCATTATTTACATGAATTCTAAATATTTTATGCTTATCTAATTCAAGAAATGCTTCATAGTAGTTTGTGCCACCGTCATATGAACACATGGAGGCACCTGAGTTAGTAACTTTTAGCATCACCCTGTTTTCATTTGTTCTAAGTGTAACTTTTTCACTTGGCTCTAGCTTCGCGGCTAACTGGTCATCAATGTAAATGTCGGCATAGCAAATGCTACCTGTCCAGCCAGAATCCCTAACTACTGTAAATATAAATTTTCCATCTGTTTTTAATAGATTACGATCATCAGGTACAGGCTTTGCTTTGTCATAATCGACTGCTGAAGTTGCACATCCACACAATACAAATAGCATTAAAGATATTAATATTTGCTTCACAGTAATAATCCTTTACTAAATAAATATCTAGTTATTCCAAACGTTTAACACCGACCACCAGAACACCCAGCCGATAATTTTAATTTCACTGACTTTATCCGGCTGAATAAATTCATCGGGGAATTCATCGTTGTTGTAGCTTTTAATACGAATGCCACCGCCAGGTGTACGGTAGAGCATTTTTACCCGCAACATGCCGTCGTGATCAATGGCATACATTTCGCCATCAATGATCGATTTTTTACTGGTATCTACGCCGACAGTGGTGCCGTGGCGCAATACTGGCAGCATACTATTGCCTGAAACAGTCACGCAGGCTGCGTGCTGTGGATCCACATTGCTCTTTTTAAGAGTCGATTTAGCAAAGCGTAACTTACAACCGCCATTCTCTTGCACAAAAGTCGATCCATTACCCGCGGCTAATTCAACTTCACGGTAGAAAGGTAAAGCCACTTCATCATCCCTTAGTGGTGTGTCGCCATCCCATAGCTCAAAACCTGCATGCCATTGTGCATTAGATTCGCGGTTTTCGGTTTTTAAAGCTTCATCCTCACCGTTTAATAGCCACTCAGGAGTACATTTAAGAAGCTCAGCTAATGCAATAAGATTTGCCCCTTTGGGCGATGTACCGTTTTTCCCGTCAGTTTCCCAATTACTTACAGAAACACGATTAATACCAACATATTTTGCAACTACATCTTGAGATAAACCAAGCTCTTTTCTTCGCTCGGCGATGCGTTTCCCCATGCTTTTTTTCATTAGGTCTATTTCCGTAAATCATACGTAGGAAAGACTACATAAAAAACTTCAAACTGTAACCGTAGCTTTAGTTTACAATAGTAGGAAAACCTACTATCATCTGTTAAAGTTTTTATTAAATCTATTTCAGGGGTTTCCATGAAAAAGTCAGATGTCCTTAAGTTTTTTGGTGGAACCGCAGCAACAGCGGCTGCACTGAATATTAAAAGCCCTTCAGTTTCTGGATGGGGTGATGAAGTACCAGAGTTACGTGCTTATCAAATTGAGCGCTTAACGGGTGGTGAATTGAAGGTTCATGCTGATAAAGCCCTTGAATCAAATTCATCGTCTCAGGTTGCTTAGCTCACCTTAGCCTCTAAACAGGATAACTAACCCTATGAGTAAACTCACATTAAAGCGCGAATCTCTTTCATGCACCAATCCACTCTATGCCGCCCATGCGCTGGGGCATGACTATGGCGTGGATAAGCTAGCTAAAGATTTATTCCAACAGCCAGGGGTGATGTACAACAAGCTCAACCCTGATAACGACAGCAATCACTTGTACTTACGTGATGCGATTCATCTTACTGAGTTGGCCGATGACGACCGTATTGTGTCGGCTTGGTGCCATAGCCGTGGTGGCGTGTTCGTTAAGCTGCCTGAGGCGGTTAACTGTGATGAAGAGTTGAGCGATCAGCTGTTAATGATTAGCGAGCAGATGGGTATTGCACTGGCTGAAATCCGCGACTCTCGCGCCGATGGGGTGATCACCCCTGACGAGTTTGAACGTATCGGCCGTGAGCTGACCAACACAGTGCGCGAAGTATTGTCACTTAAAGCCGTGGTGAGCAGCCAAGTGCGGGAATTGCCGATTGATTCAAACCTTATCATCCACGCCACTAAGGTTAGTGATCCGTTTCCATTTATAGGTGACGTTGACTTATCAAAATCAAAGAGCGCATCCAATGAGTGATATTGCAGATGTAGCTGCCATTGAGAACGACATTCACATCAAGGCCGCACTGGGCGTTCGCCAGCCGTCATTACCGTTTACTGGTTTTTGTCATTACTGCAAGAGCCAAATTTCTCATCAACAACATTTTTGTGATGCCGACTGTCGCCATGACTATGAGCGCCTAAAGGCGAATGGGAGAACGTGATGGCAGGTAGAAACTTAGTCTTTATGCCGCAGCTTAATTTAAATCAGTTAACTGATAACTCCTGCGCAAAATCTTGTACCGATATTCCCTACACACCTGAAGAAGATGAAGCTTTTGCACGGATTCAGCGCAATCAAGATATTGCCTTGCTGGCGAATGTGATCAGGCAGTCACCGACTACGAGTGCTGAAGGTATTGCGGCGCGGGTACTGGATGCGGGGTATCAGTTTTCAGGTAGTGCAGTGCAGTTGAAATAAGAAAGCCCACTAGAGCTGTGAAGGGCCGTGGGCTTAATACCGAGCAACGTTACAAGAAGCCGAGGTAAGGCAGATGTTACAAGAACAAGAACTTAGCGTCAATCATGATGCTGGTGGCAGCAATGTGGTGCCGTTACGGCCCGTTGCTGTACACAAACAACAAGCGCGGGGTGGGGTGGTGAAAGCAGACTTGGATGATGGTTATTTACGACTCTCCAATACGCTGGTGGATGCCCTGTGCCGAACGAAATTGAGTGATCGTGAAAGCCGTGTTGTGTTTGCTGTTATCCGTAGAACCTACGGCTATGGCAAGGCCACTGATTGGGTTTGCTTAGAGCAATTAGCCGACATGACGGGCATTACAACGAGCAATATTTGTCATGCGATTAAGTCGCTTACTGCGCGCGATATCATTATAAAAGACGGTCGTAAAGTTGGCGTTAACCCGATTGTTTCGGCTTGGCAAGACAAGAAATCGCATTCGATTAACGGTAAAAAATCCACTGTTAAAACTGACAATATTATTGTCGATTCTGACAATGCCATTGTCGAAACCGACAGCGTAGGTTGTCAGAACCGAGAGATACAAAAGAAAGACACTAATACAAAAGAAATACAAAAGATCTCTTCGTCGAACATTGCTGTCGCAATGACCGACAAGCCATTAAAACTCGATGCTGCTGTTCAAACTCCGAATGGCAAACTTTGGGGTACTCAGGACGATTTAACCTGTGCTGAGTACATCTTCAACAAAGTCCTGATTGTTAACCCCACTGCAAAGCAGCCTAACTGGCCTGACTGGGCAAACCAAGTGCGCTTAATGCGCGTGCAAGACCAACGCACTCACCATGAAATCTGCAAGCTGTTTAAGTTTGCCAATACCGACTCATTTTGGGCAAGCAATGTGTTATGCCCCAAAACCCTACGTAAACAATGGGACAAACTTAACGCCAAACTGCTAGCGAGAACATCACATGAAACCACTGCAAACGATTCTGCCGCACACAATCAACGCTATGAGAACCCCACAGCCAGAGTATTCCGCGAACTGCGGGAAATGGCAGAGCAACTCGAGCAGTCAACAGATCACCACGGTGGTGGCCACACAATTGATGCCGACTATGAACCTGTACAGTCGTGATTTTAGTAATCGGTTTGGTGCTGAGCTTGGCAGTGTAGTGGCGGAGTTTGTTAGCAAAATTGGCGAGGCAGGTTTGAGCGTGGGTGAAGTGATGATCGGTATTGAGGCATTTAAACAACGCGCCGCGACTGCGCCATGGAGCGTTAACCCTGCGGAGTTCGTGGCGATGTGCACACCTACACCTGAGCAGTTGGGCTTACCTAATGCAGAACAAGCTTACCGTGAGTGTTGTTCACATGGTCGATGGCCAAGTGAGCACAATTGGAGCCATGGCGCTGTATTTGCCGCTGGCCGTGAAACGGGTTGGTATGAGTTGCAAAACCTTACTGAACAGCAAACGTGGCCTTTGTTTAAACGTAATTACGAGGTGATGTGCCGCCGAGCTGTGAAGGGAGAAAGCTTTGATGCCTGTATTCCTAAGGCACTTGCTGCACCTGTAAACAAGCCAGTTGAAAATCAAAAGGCATGTTCGATTATCGCTGATCTGCGCCAAAAGTTTGGGCTAAGGACTGCAAATGGCTCTGGCAATTAAACCGTTACCTGCAGATGCACCTGATTTTTATAGCGCGATTGTTTCGCCAACAGCGGATGCTATCACGGTCAAGGATGCGGTTAACGATGCGGTGTTGTTTGTGCCGACTCAGTACTCTGCCGCTGATCTACTGGCACAAGGCTTTCGGTGTGCGCGTGAATACCCGTTGTTTTATCACTGCCGTAGTGGTGATTCAGACGCCAAGCGGATTCAAAAGCACATGTCTGTTATTCCTCAGCAGTTTAAGCATTCAGTGTCTGTCGAGTACGAACGTTTATTTGCCATTGGTGGGCGTGATGGTCGCTTTCAGGCGAATCGGTTTTTAGTGCAGCAGTCCAAGCATTTTAGAGGGGTAGTCGCGTGATTCGAATTGGCATTGATCCTGACCTCACTAAAAGCGGGGTGGCAGCTGTCGTAAACGGCGAAATAGTGACGCTTAAAAGTATGGCGTTTAGTGAGTTGATTGAGTTTGTGGTTAGCAGTGCTGCTAGCTCGCCTTGCACTGTGTTACTCGAAGATGTGGATAACAAAAAGCCGGTGTTCCCTAAGCGGTTAAGGCAGTCAGCTAAAGGGCAAAACCCATTGCTTGCCTACGTTGGCCATGCACCTAGCCAAAGCGGATCTAACGCCAAGGTGAACATGAGTATCGCTGAGGATTTGGGCAAGGTGAAAGCCACGGCCAGATTGATTAAAGAAGTGCTTGAGGATAAGGGCATCAAAGTCACTTTAGTAAAGCCGCTGCGTGGTCCGATTAAAAAAGCCAAGGATAGCAGCGCTTATTTTAACAAGATCACCAGTTGGACGGGGCGCAGCAATGCCGACACTCGCGATGCTGCTCTGATCGCCATGTTTGGGCAGGGGGAATAATGACAACTCTAAAATTATCGTTTGATGAGCGCATTGATAAAGCGATCGCATTCTATGTCACTCAACAGTTATCGGTCATTGATTCTGCCCAGCGTGCTGACGTTAGCAAAGGCGCACTCACTAGAGCGCTAAAAAAGCGCGGGGTTTTCCGTGATAGATCGGTTTTATGTGCTTCAAATCTTGAAAAGGCGATTGATTTATATGTTGGCGGCTATTCCATTTTAAAGGCGTGTAAAGAGGCAGGTGTCAGTAATTCTACGCTCAGTGATGCTTTGTATTTAAGAAAACTGGTGAGAGAAGATGTGACTCGCAAGCCTGAAAGCTCGGTATCGCGCATTGATCCGCTGGAATCGAAAGAGAGCCGTGTATTTCGCATGGCGCTGGCCATTATTCACAAGAGTGCGGCACCGACTGCGCCATCACCTCAAGGGACTGACAGATGATATCGATAGAGCGCTTATTTGAGTTGTTGTCGCCCCGCGGTGTTGCAATTGGCGCTGCAGTCGGTGGCAAAGGGGTTTTTAGTAAGGAGGATGCTATGGGTGTTGTCGCGCAGGTGCAAGGAAAGTATTTAGTCGGCGTTAAAGTATTAGAGGCAAGTATTTGCGGCGATATTGATGCCGAAAATTTACTGATCAACGCCTTAGCTAAACAATATGAAACCGACTTTAGGCCTGTTGCTGCTACTGCGTTGGCAAAGCTGGCAGTGAATGAGGTTTGTGGATCCCGCGTTTGCACTAAGTGCCATGGCACTAAGCTGAATTATCACCGCAATGGTGAGTGCCTGCATTGCTGCGGTACCGGAAAGATGTTGAACACGGTTGAGCAGCTGACTAAATCGTTTTGTGATTTAAGCGGTACCAAGATCACTGCAGAACAATTTAGCCAGCATTTTTACGACAAGTACATGAGTGGCGTCGACACTCTGCATCATCATCAAGCCGATGCAGAACGCCATGCAAAGCGGGTATTGCGGTTAGTCGCTGCTGAAAATGAGCAGGTGAACTAATGATTGAGACGGTAAACGACTTAGTTAAGCGCCTAGTTAAAGAAGCCGATCAACTCGAGTCTATGGGCTCGGTTGATTTGGCCTGTGGCGTTGAAGCTGCAGTGCGAGTGATCCGTGATGAACTGGATGCCAATAGCGCGATTGGTAATGCTGATTGCCACCGCATCGAGCCACTAGAACGCCAGAACAAACGCTTGATGGCGGTACTCGCAAAGCAGTCAGTATTGAATGAACGCTTTGATTTGCTCTGTAAAGACAGTGTGTTATCAACGCCTGAATATAAAGCTATGGTGCTTGCCAAAGAGGCGATTAAACGCCAGATCAATGCGCTGCCCAAGTGCAGAACCTGCCGCGGCGTTGGCAAAGTTAGGCCGATGTTTGAGCTGCATTGTTGTGATCAATGCGGCGGTGTTGGCGTGAATATAGCGGCCAATAATGAGCTGATTAAGCTGCAGCAATCCTTGATCCTGACTGAGTTTGAGTTGATTGAAAAACTGACTGCAGCGCTGTTTAAGGTGGGGTTATCACCTGCAGATAAAGAAGCCATTGCTATCGAGTACTTTTACGCGGATTGCCGCACTAACCTGAGGTGTGACTAATGGCCGTGACCTGTATTGCGTTAAGTGATGCCGCCATTAAGCGGGCGGTTGCCGATCAGTCTATTACCGAAATCAGGGACCCAAGGTTTCCGCTGCGACTACGTTTGGCGAGTTCACGCAGTCGTGGTAGCTGGCATTTAATCACTTATAAAGACGGCAAGGCCAATTGGGCTAAGGTTGCCGACTGGCCGCTAGTGAGCGCTAAGGCCATGCTGGATGATTTACCGTCGCTCAGCATGCAGCATAGGCAAGATCAGAGTGTGAAATTTAACACCTGGCTAAGTTGCGGCGGGTTATTGAATTGGTATTTAAGCCGGTCACAAACCGATACCAGTTTATCGTTGAAGCGCAAACGCAATATCAAGTGCGCCATCACCAAGCACTTAATCCCTGTGCTGGGTGATGTGATGCTGAGTGAGCTTAATCATCATAAGGTTGATGAGTTATTGATTTGGCCCCTGCAGGTTCGATACGCATTGGGCAGCGTTCGCCAGTATTACGCGATTTTACGTAAGGCATTTAAACAGGCGACTGTGCTTAAGTTGATTAGTGATGATCCGCTGGCATCATTGAGTTTTACCGATTTTATCTCGACCCCCATTGCGACTAAGCCACCAAAATTACAATCCACAGATCTGCTGCAACTGCTGACGAATATCGGTAATGCTAACGATGGCGCCGCTATGCTGATTTTTATCATGTTGGCTTACGGTACCCGCATCGGCGAAACCCGTTTACTGCGCTGGACCTATTACGACGAGGCCAATGCTAAGTTGGTGATCCCTGCCGACATTACTAAGACACATGCCCAACTGACTATCCCGATCACCCCATTAATGGCTGATGTATTGCGTTGGCATAAAGCTATGCAGGAAGCAGCTGGGTATCGCGGTGGGTATTTATTTCCGCATCCTTGTCGCAATGGTGGATTAGATGAACGGTCGGCGAATAGTTTGGTTAAGCAAGTGAGTAACAGTGAATGGACTGCCCATGATTTACGCAAGCTAGCAAGGTCGTGTTGGGCTGACTTAGGCATTGATTACATGGTGGCAGAGCAGATGTTAAACCACTCGATGACCAAGCTAGATCAAGCTTATATCCATACCTATTTAGCCGACCAAAAGAGAGCCGCAATTGAGTTGTGGCACAGTCATTTAATGGCAATTTACAACCCATTTATTGGTCGTGTAAATCAAGACAGTGCCAAGACAGGAATTAATTGTAAAACAGCTTAAACCGTTGGTGTAAGTGGTTTGTGGGTTAGTTTATGCATCTTCACAAAGGGAAGATATTTAATGAGTAAAGCGAAGTAAAAAGTTACTAGTTCTGAACATTCATGGTAAAGCTTAAGATAGTGTTTCCGTTCAATAAGGTCTCATAGTGAAAATGTACAGTGAAATACCACGTGATAAGAGCTAATTAAAGTTAAGCATGTTCCCTATCCAAGATCTGGCGAAATTTTGACAGTGTAATTTCCTAGTGTTAACTTGCTGACATCAAAGATATTGATCTCGCCCTTCTAAGCATGAAATCATTAAGGATTACAAATTCAGATAACTCTTTTAGTAAGGGAAGCAATGTGAGCACAAAAACTGTCGTACACGATGAAAGAGACTTTATATTCCCTGTTTTCAAATTTCAGAAACAAGAACATGCTGATCTGATGTGGAAGAATGGAAACATACATCTGTCCAGTATGAGTAGTTTTAGGAAGGGGGCATATGGAGGCTTAATTGATGATCCTAGAGAGGGACAGACCACATTGTTTTTCCCTTTTGATCCTGAATCAAATTACAGTATAAATCATGAAAAACAATATATTAGCTTGGATGATACTTTCATATATTGTGGTTCATCTGACTTTTTCTCTGGAACTCTAAGTTGGGCAATTTCAGATGGAAAAGAAAGTTGTGTACTAATTACTGATGTTAAAAAAGTGGCGTCGCTAATATCAGAAGCAATACCAAAACTAGAATTTATAGGTGCTAATCCTTGCACATACTCAGGACGAGACATTGGTTTATTCAAGCATTTCTCCCCGCTTCGACATCAATTAGCAGAAAACAACTATATAGCTGCTTGGATTAAGCCTCAAAAGTACCATCCACAAAAAGAGTTTAGACTCGTTTGGAGAGCAAAAGAAAAACTATCATCGGAAGATTTTGTTAATCAAAACATAAATATTCAGGATTATTTAATCCCTGTTACGTTTACAGGAATTGAAACATTATTCTCAGACAATAAGCCCCATACAGTCGGCGCTAAAGTCATCACAGTAGATGGGGCAAGCGATGCTTGGTTTGATATCCAATACCCTCTAGAAACATTTACGCCCGTGATTCATAAAAATGGAGAGGACTATCTTCTAGGTTTCCTTTCTCCATCTTCTATGAGCTCTGGAGGGGGATTTTATGGAGGACAGATTGGGTTATGCCACAGTAGGATTGGCGACATTGGTTGTAATGTTTTGCCAGGGCGAGATCGCACTTTGTTAAAAAAATTGAACTATTCCGCAATGCCATGATCTGAATGAGAAATTAATTACTTGGCCACTCTCCATGTCACTTTTTGATCACCTATCTTTAGTCGAAGACACGCGCTCACACATTAATCAACGCCACAACCTTGTCGACGTACTGTTCTTAATCTTATCGGCAGTAGCCAGTGGGCAAGATGGTTGGGCAGAAATTCAACAGTTCGGCGAGCTAAAACTTGAGTGGCTACGTAAGTTTCGTCCATTTGCTAATGGCATTCCCCGTCGGCATACCATAGCACGTATCCTAAAAGCCGTAGGGCCGGAGAATTTGCAGTTGTGCCTATTCAGTTGGATTAACGACATCCGCACCGCATCAGCTAAACCCATCATTGCTATCGATGGTAAAACACTCAGAGGTGCCTCTAAGTTAGGGTGCAACACCTTACATTCCGTGGGTGCGTTCGACATTAATAATGGCTTGGCGCTTTATCAAGAAATGGCCTCTGGAAAAGGCAAGGAAATTGAAACGGTACAATCACTTATTACCATGCTTAACATAAATAAAGCATTGATAACCATGGATGCTTTGCATGCCCAACGCGCGACGCTGGAAGCGATAGTCGCTCGTAAAGGAGATTATGTGGTGCAGGTGAAAAGTAATCAACGGACTTTATTTCAAGCAGTTAAAGCGCAGTATGATGTGGCCTTCCAAGATGACAGTCAGTTAGCCCAATTTGCCTGTTCGGAAAAAGGGCATGGAAGAACAGAGCAGCGGATTACATTTCAAATCCCATCGAAGCTGAGTCCTAAATTGCAAGAAAAGTGGCCTTCAGTTAAGACATTAATAGCCGTTGAGCGACACAGAAAAATAGGCAATAAGACCAGCATAGAGACCAGTTTCTATCTCTCATCCCATGATATCGATCCCGAATATATTGCGACTGCTGTCCGAGGGCACTGGCGAATTGAGAATAGTCTGCACTGGGTCCTGGATGTGGTTTATCGAGAAGATGCTTGTCGGGTTCACGAGCAAAGAACTGCCGAATCACTGGCGATAGTGAGGCGAATGGCCCTGAATCTGGCAAAACTCGAAATAACACAAAAACGCAGTATGAAGAGTAAGTTACATCGTTCTTTACTCAGTGATGAATATCGGGAATTGATGATTTTTGCAGATGTTAAATCAATTTAACAAAGTATGCTCCGGCCCTGAATGTTTTGCTTAAAGATGTTCTTCGAATTGAATACAGAGTTAATTTATAAAAACTTTATGTATGGAATTAGTTTCATTACTGGAAATTAACCAAGAAATAACTCAGCATGTATACAGCTTTGAACACGATTGCAATAACGTAGGAATGCAGCTCACAGGACCAAATGAATACACTGAGATGTTAGTAAGTTAAACAGCACTAACAGAACACGATCAATTGATTAGTAAGAAAGATAAAGCTCAAGATTCTAAAAACGCTTTAGACTATTTGGACAAAGATCCTCCATTTGCCTTGCGATATCCTGGCAAGTGATTGGCTTTTCACTGAAAAAATCATTGTTTACTGAGTCTATGGTCGAAGATATAGGGTCTAAGCGGGACGCTTTGATGAGATCAAATCCAAGGTTTATCATATCGAAATGGCCTTGGCTAACACACATTACCATCAATTTATCTTTCAATTGGTGCCATTTTGCCCGCTTTCCCTCATCTGGTTGAGCTAAGCATCGAGCACTGAAAAATGATTGTTCAAATAAATCGGTATTTTTTTGTTGGTTTTTTATATCAAACACAGGACTGGATTCTAAAACTGCGAATATAGAAACTGCTGTGATAATCAGACCAATCGCTGAACTCGTTTCCATTACGTGATCAAGCCAAAAGCGAATGCCACATATAGCAGTGATATAAACGCAAGGAATTAGTATAAAGAACCCCAATGCTGCATATTTTGCTCCGACATATAATTTAAAAATACTCAGTCCGAACAGTATGAATGAGATAATTCCTGCCAATAAATACGATCTTCTTATGCCGTAACTGTCTGTTAACATGAGTCCTATTCTTACATTAAGTATTTTCTGAATTCTTGCTTTAGGTTGTTTTTAAGTCTGTGATCAGGATCGTGAGCATGATGAAATCACTTAACTGATAACTAAATCAATCAAAATTTGCTAACTACAACTCAAGCGCTATAATCACTGTAATTATATACAGTGATTTGGTGCTTTTATGCGTGTTTTGCCCTTTATAGCTGTACCAGTACACGCTGGGGTTCATGGCTTTGAAAGCCCTGCAGCAGAATACACACAGCTCGGTTTAAGTCTGGACGAGCTTTTAGTGCAACATCCTAGCGCTACTTACATTGGTATAGCGCAGGGGGATTCGATGCAAGGCGTTGGCATCTTTGACGGTGACGTACTCATTGTGGATAGGCATGTTACAGCGCAACAAGGTAACGTTATCGTTGCAACGCTGAACGGCGAGTTCGTATGTAAAATCTACGACAAAGCCCGAAAAATGCTTTTGTCGTCTAATGAACAACAGCAAGCCGTTGAGGTTAAAGATTACGATGACTTTCGTATTGAAGGGGTCGTAACTCGGTCCGTTAGACTGCACACCCATTGTTCTATATTGGCGTCACAACTATGTATGCCTTAGTTGACGCTAACTCATTTTACTGCAGTGCAGAGCAAGTCTTTAGACCTGATTGGCGTGGCAAGCCAATAATCGTACTAAGCAACAACGATGGATGTATCGTTGCCGCGAATAGGCAAGCCAAGGAAGCTGGTATACCTAAATTTGCGCCTTACTTTCAAGTAAAAGAGCAGTGTCAGAAACTCGGGGTAATTGCTTGCTCTTCAAATTACGAGTTGTACGCCGACCTATCGTCTAAGATGATGGAAATTATTGGTCGGTTTGCACCAGATCAACATGTGTATTCTATCGATGAAAGCTTTCTGTCATTCAAGCATTGTTATCCAGCGATTCAGTGCCTAAAGACACAAGGACAGTTAATCCGCCGTGCAGTATGGAAAGAGGCTCGCTTACCTGTATGTGTTGGCATTGCTGCTAGCCTAACGCTGGCAAAAATTGCCAACCATGCAGCTAAAAAAATACCGGGTTATAGCGGTGTTTGTGTCATAGATAATGAGGCAGAACGGCTAGCCATTTTAAAGCAAACACCCGTTGGCGACGTATGGGGAATTGGTCGGCGGATTAGTAAAAAGCTCGAGTTAATGAACATCAACACCGCGCTTGAGCTTGCTAAAATGCCAGCAGGACTTGCGAGAAAGCAATTTAGCATTGAGATTGAACGCACAGTGCGTGAACTCAATGGGCAAGAATGTAAACAATGGGACCAAGCCAGAGCGGATAAGCAACAGATATTCTCCACCCGTTCAGTTGGCGAAAGGATTATGGATTTTGATTCACTCCTGCAGGCCTTGAGTAAACATGTCGCAATTGCCGCATCCAAGGTAAGGGCGCAAGGCTCAAGTTGTAAATCAATGCTACTGTTCGCCAGCAATTCTCCTTACGATGAACATCCTGCAAGTTTCAAATCTATTGTTCACTTCCCCTGTGCTACTAACTGCACTGTCGAAATGACCAAAGCGATGACCGCTGCTGCACCTAAATTATTTAGAGAAGGTGTGAGATATTACAAGATCGGCATTGGGCTCATTAATCTAAGTTGTGACAAGCATCAGCAATTTGACTTATTTAACGCGCCGAAAGCAGATCCAGCTTTGATGCAAACACTTGATGGTATTAACTTACGCTATGGCCGTGAAACCTTGTTCTTAGCCGCTCAGGGTATCGAACAAAAGTGGGCAATGCGGCGAGAACTGTTAAGCCCACAGTACACCACTAAGTGGGACTGTTTACCTTTGATAAAGTGTTGATTTATATAAAGCAATATTTTTGTTATAAAATTTCAAATCTTTAAATAACGCAGGATAAAATGGATATAGAATTATTTCCAGCAGGCGGTTGGATTTACGTAATTATGACTGCTTCAGACTTCGATCGAGTAAAAATAGGGAAGTCAAGAAGCTTTCCATTTAAACGAGCAAACAATCTAAAAACTGGTGATCCTAATATAGCGTTGGATTATCTTTATTTTGTACCAGATTCTGTTATGAATTTCACTGATTTAGAAACACTAATACATCAAGAATTTGATTATATAAGAATCAAATTTAATGACACAGGCGCCAAGTCTGAATGGTTCTCTGGATATATAAGTGATATTGTGTTTCAAATTAATGATTTTCTTAAAAGTAATGAATTTCCATTATATATAGGTATTAATCCTTTTGAAAATGTTATAAGTGCAATGTCGGTAGATGACTTGGAGGATTATTTAAAACCAAGGCAACTTGATGAAAATGGCTGGCCATTTTTTTGAGTATTGATATTAGATGTTAAGCAAAACACTTGACCAATGACATTGAAAATACTATCTTGCTATAACAATGCGGGTTATAGCATCTAAATCTAAAGCCACCAGATAGGTGGCTTTTTTGCTATCCGAACCTTTGAGTTTATCCAAGCCTCGGCCATCGCCGGGGCTTTTTATTTTGGGGTTTATCATGCGCAACAAGGTATTAGTCACAGGTCTGAGTTTATCAGCTGCTGCACTGATCACCTTGGTTTCATCTGAGGGGTTCTCGCCAGTAGCTGAGATTCCCGTTAAAGGTGATCGCCCTACATTTGGGTTTGGCTCCACTTATCACGCAGATGGACGACCAGTACAGCTAGGGGAAACCACCACCCCAATTAACGCACTTAAAATCGCTAAAGCGCATATCGGTAAAGATGAGCAACGTTTCCGTAATAGCTTACCGAATGCCGAGCTTAACCAAGCATCTTACGATCTCTATATCGATTGGGTTTACCAGTACGGCATTGGCCGATGGTCTAACTCACCCATGCGTGATCATGTAATCAAGGGCGAATATCAACAGGCATGTGATGCGCTGCTACTGCCGCAGTATCGCACTGTCGCTGGCTATGACTGTTCAACGCATGGCAACAAGCGCTGCTATGGCGTCTGGGTTCGAGTGCAAGAGCGCCATCAGCGCTGCCTTGATTCACTGCAGTAGATCGACTCTAAATAATATCCAACACAACGCGATTAGAAGCGATTACAGAAGGGTTTAAATTCATGATTCCAGCGTTCAAATCTTTCGGTAAAGGCTCTGTAATCAACGCATATGAATCGGTTGAGGCATTGTCAGTGTGGGTGGGGCGGGTCGAAACCTTGGGGATTTTGCCTAACTGACCGTGCGCTCCCATCTTTATACAAAACCGCGAAATGAAACCTTTTTTTCTGGCGCAGGAAGGTCTTGAAAATGTTCAGTACATTAAAGAATAAAATCATTGCGTTAGTTATCGGTTTATTGGTCGTTTCCATTTTTGCTTTAGGTGTGTTTTTGATGATAAATCAGGGTCAAATAGCACAGTTAAAGAGTGATTTGGCTAGATCTGAGCAATCAAGGGAAAACTTGCAAAAGGATTTGACCTCTGTTTCAGAATCGCTTGAAGTTGCTGAAAAAGATAAAGAAAATCTGTTATCTAGCCTTAGCTTATTAGCGAAAGCATTAAGCGATCGAGAACGTGATCGGAATGAAATTAAGCAGGAATTTGCCGCAAGTAATAAAGAATTGAAGCAAATTTTTAACGGGGCCAGTGATGAAAAAACGAAGTCTTGGGGTTCTGCTGATATCCCTGCAGATCTTAACCGCGTGCTCGAGCGTTCAGCCAGATGTGCGAACCGTTACCGTTACCAAGATAAAGTATGTTTTCCCGCCACAGGAACTGATCAGCCAGTGCCTAGCGCCACGATATTCCAGCAAGAAAAACCAAGAGCTTTCTGAATACACCAATTCGTTGATTGAAGTGATTTCATTGTGTGACCGAGATTGGCTAGCACTAGAAAACTGGATTAACGAGCAAAAATCAAAACTGTCTACCGAGTGATCGGAGGCTAACAATGAATATCAAACCATTGGCGCCAATTATGGATAAAGCTACGACAACCGGAAGCTATATTGCTTCGATCTCAACAGCAATAGGCGGTTTTTTGTCACTCAATAATATTGCGTTGTTGCTTGGTATCGCATCAACAATCGCTTTATTCGTAGTTCAATTTCGTCTCTCGCGAGAAAAGAAAAAACAAAACCGAGAATTTCACGAAGCGAGAATGGCCGCGATTAAACAAGGCAACTTAAAAGTAATCAATATGGATGACGGCAATGAATAAAGTCGTAGTAATCTTCAATGGCGCTATCGTTTCAGTTCCAGCTGTCGAATCTGATATTGGTAATGGCGGAAATGGCGCAAAATCATTAGTGCCATTGGTACCCGCTGATTGGGTTGATGTAACTGCATTAAATGCGGCATACCCAACATTTCAAGGTAAAACTAAGCCGCCAGTCATCAAGCAAAGCAAGCAAGATGATTTAATCGAGTCAATGCAATCCCTTACCGCCGCCATTAATGCCCAAACCACAGCGATCAGTCAGCTGGTAAATAGTAATCTTGAAATCGTTGATCAGATGATGGCCGCAGAGCCAGAAGAAGAAAAGCTATCAGGCTATTTAGATGGCTCCGATGAGTTATGAGTCAAAAACCTAGCTGGCGTGATGACAAGCGTAAAACTGCTGAACGCGGGTACGGTGGACGTTGGCAAAAAGCCAGAGAAACATTCTTAAGTCGCCACCCGCTTTGTTGCTTCTGCGAACAAAAAGGCAAGATCACAGCCGCGACAGTCGTGGACCACAAAATTCCACACCAAGGTGATCAAGCCTTGTTCTGGGACACCAACAACTGGCAACCGCTTTGTAAGCTTTGCCACGATAGCACTAAAAAAATAATGGAGAATAGAGGGGTAAAGCCTGGCGCTGATGAAAGCGGCAAGCCTACAGACCCTAACCACCATTGGAACAAGAGTAATTGAGGTGAAAAGTGGCAGCAGGAAGAAAATCCACCCCCACTACGCTCAAGCTAGTTACAGGGAACCCAGGCAAGCGGCCACTCAATAAAAAAGAGCCCAAATTGCAAGCCGGTATTCCTCGCATGCCGGCTCACTTAAGCCCAAGAGCCAAAGCCGCATGGAAGAAACTCACTCTACTACTTAAAGACATGGGCGTTCTTACCCTTGCAGATGGTATGGCCCTTGAGCGTTTATGTGATGTTTACTCCGAAATCCTTGAGCTAAGAGACGAAATTAAGCAAAACGGTCGAACCTACCAAAGTATCAAAATCATCGGCGAAAACATCGATGAAGAAACCAAAGAACTTACGCAAGTCGAGCAAATGCTAATGAAGGCTAACCCAGCCGTGCAAATGCTGGCTGATGCCGATCGGCGCTTTAGAGCCTATCTCGTTGAATTTGGGCTAACCCCATCAGCCCGTAGCAAAGTACAGGTAACTGATGGCGCCAAGAAAAAAGACGAAGTCGACGAATTCTTCGGATGATATAGAAGATCGCGTCACTCGTTGGGCCAAGCAAGTTGTATCAGGCGAGTTCTTAGCGGGACCAGACATCCGCAACGCCTGTAAACGGCATTTAAAAGACTTAGAAAAAGGCCACGAACGTGGCATTTATTTTGACTTAGCCGCAGCAAACCGTGCGATCAGCTTTTTCCCAAAAGTATTGCGCTTAAGTGGTGGTGACCACGAAGGTAAGCCGTTCCATCTTCTAGATTGGCAAGCCTTTATCGTGGGCTCCTTGTTTGGTTGGAAAGATGCCGACCATACCCGCCGATTCCGCATGTGTTATGTCGAAAGCGGCAAGGGTTCTGGTAAATCACCGCTAGCAGGTGGAATCGGGCTTTACGGTTTAGTCGCTGATGGTGAGGCAAGCGCCGAAATTTATGCCGCGGCGACCAAAAAAGATCAGGCCATGGTGTTGTTCCGCGACGCAGTTTCAATGTTTAGGCAGTCGCCGCAACTTAGTGCAAGGCTAAAACCGTCTGGTACCGCGCAAAACGTGTGGAACCTAGCCTATCTCGAAAAGAACTCATTCTTTAGGCCAATCAGTTCAGACAACGGCCAATCAGGCCCACGTCCACACATGGCGCTGATTGACGAAGTTCACGAACACAAGAATAACAACGTCGTTGAAATGATGCGCGCCGGCACCAAAGGCCGCAAGCAAGCGCTGATCTTCATGATCACCAACTCAGGCCACGACCGCACCAGCGTTTGTTACTCATACCACGAATATGGCAAGGCCATTTGTGTGGGTACCAAAGAAGATGACTCCTTCTTCGCCTTTATCTGTTCTCTCGATGAAGGTGACGACCCAATCAATGATGAAAGTTGCTGGCAAAAAGCTAACCCATCACTGGGGCACACCTTCACGCACAAATACCTGCGTGAACAGGTTACCCAAGCCAAGGGTATGCCAGCCAAAGAGAGCATTGTTCGGCGCTTAAACTTCTGTCAGTGGGTCGATTCTGCCTCACCTTGGCTATCAGCCGACACATGGACAGATTGTGAGGATGATTTTGATATCAGCGAACTCGTCGGCGAAGAATGCTACGGCGGACTCGACTTATCAGGTACCCGAGATTTAACGGCGTTAGCGCTTTACTTCCCGCGAGTAAAAACGTTGTTAGTCGAGTTTTGGACACCAAAAGACACCTTGCTTGACCGAGAACGCACCGATAACGTGCCGTACTCATCGTGGTTAAGGAATGGTTTTATCCACGCGCCACCCGGACACGCAGTCGATTACAGCTTTGTGGCCGAACGCATCGCCGAGCTATCAGCCCAGTTTGAGATAAAAGGCATCGGCTTTGACCAATACCGGATCAACTACCTTGAGCCAGAACTGGCCGAAGCAAACGTATTTATCCCGCTGGTTAAACACGGGCAGGGCTACTACAAGGCATCAGAGTCAAACCTTTGGATGCCACGCTCAATTGAAGAGTTCGAAAAGCTTATCACCAGCAAGCAGATCAGAATCAAAACCAACCCATGCCTAAGGTGGAATGCAGCAAGCGCAGTGCTTGAGGCTGACGCCAAAGACAACCGTATTTTTACCAAGAAAAAATCCACAGGCCGCATCGATGGCGTAGTTGCCGCCGCAATGGCAGTGGGAACGGCATTAGAGTCAGATGGCATAGATGATACCGAAGATTGGTTAGCAGCGATAAGGGACCCAATTTACTAATGAACACACCACTTGCTCTATTCATTGCCCTAGCGCTCACAGGTTCATTACTGGCTGTCGCAGGCGTTTACATTCTTTTTGGGCTTGGCTGGTCATTACTAGCGGGTTCATTGTTTGCATTCGCTGGCGCCTCATTTTTACGTAAAGGAATGACTGCGTGAAACCAACCAACTCATTAGGTTCAGTCATTGCGAAAGCAGCAAGCCAACCATTTGCATCGTTAGATAGTTTTATGGGTAAAACCTTAAGGCTCACAGACGGTGATTTTTGGTCGCAGTTAATGGCGACTTCAAAAAGCGGTAAAACGGTTAATGTGAATACTGCCATGCAGCTCGCAGCAGTTTGGGCCTGTGTTCGCCGCATTGCTGAAACCGTTGCCATGCTGCCACTGGGGTTATACGAGCGCCAAAGTGATGGCGGCAGAGTACAGGTTCAAAGCAGCCTATCGAATGTATTAAGTCTTAAGCCAAATGCTGACATGACAGCAATGCAGTTTTGGGAGGCCGTCATTGCCTCCTTACTGCTAAAGGGCAATGCATTCATTGAGATCCACCGTTCAGGGGCTGACATTATCGCGCTCGATTTCCTTATGCCACACCGCATGGATATCGATCTCGCCGACAACGGCAGCCTAGTGTATTGGTACACGCCAAGAAAAGGTAAAAAACGTCAAATCGAAAAGCAAAACATGATGCACATTCCCGCATTCTCGCTCGATGGTTTGATTGGCTTATCGACTATTTCCTATGCTGCCAATGTATTTGGTGGCGCTATGTCAGCCGAAGATGTCAGTGCTAACACCTTTAAAAATGGTATGACAAAGACAGTCGCCTTTAAAGTTGACCGGATAATGACTGCACCTCAACGTGTGGAATTTCGCGAATATGTAAAAACCATCACTGGCGCAATGAACGCGGGTAAATCCCCTGTACTTGAACAAGGTGTTAGCCCTGAGTTGATTGGCATTAACCCGATTGATGCTCAGTTACTTGAATCGCGAAACTACAGCGTTGAAGAAATCTGCCGCTGGTTTTTAGTGGACCCTTCATTAATTGGTTTTGGTGGTAAAGATAGCAATTGGGGCACAGGTCTAGAGCAAAAGATGATCGGCTTTGTCACCTTAACGCTATCGTCTTGGATCCGCCGCATTGAGCAGTCAATTAGCATCAATTTACTCACACCAGCACAGCGTCAAACTCAGTACGCTCAATATAATCTTGAAGCCCTGCTTCGTGGCGATAGCGCATCACGGGCAGAGTTTTACGGCAAAATGACTCAAAACGGCATTTACACCCGTGACGATTGCCGCGTTAAAGAAAACTTACCGCGCCGTGGCGGCAACGCCGATGTGTTAACTGTTCAAACCAACTTAGCCCCCATTGATCAGCTGGGTGCTCAATCTGAATCTGCAAAAGTACAAGCCGCATTAAATAGCTGGCTTAATCAAGACAACCAGGGGTAAACCATGCCATTTCCAAAAAGCTTCTCGCAGAGCGGAGTGCGCTGCGATATTTCTCCGCGTGCGCAAGAGCTGTGGAACCCAGCGATTCAGGCCGCGGTTGAAAACACTGAATCTACCATTACGGTTTACGGCATCATTGGCGAGGACTGGTATGGCGAAGGCGTCACACTGAAGCGTATCGATGCTGCGCTACGCAGTATCGGCGCAGATAAAGATGTGACCGTCTACATCAATTCTCCCGGTGGCGATATGTTCGAAGGTATCGCCATTTATAACCGCTTGCTTGAGCACAAAGGCAAAGTGACCACTAAAGTGCTTGGCCTTGCTGCTTCTGCCGCATCCGTCATTTACATGGCTGGTGCTGATGATGCGCGTTTTGTCGCCAGCTCAGCCTTTCTGATGATCCACAACTGCTGGGTATTTGCCATCGGTAACCGCCATGCATTGCGAAACATTGCGGATGACATGGAAGAATTCGATGCTGCCATGGTCGATTTGTATGTTGAAGGCAGTGGTCAGAGCGAAAAAGCCATTGCAACTATGATGGATGAAGAAACCTTTATCCGCGGCAAAAAGGCCGTAGAACTTGGCTTTGCGGCTGGAACCTTATCCGCTGCTGAAATTGGCGAATCAACCGACAACACCAGCGCGAACTCACTACGAAAAGTCGATGCCGCTATGGCAAAAGCAGGCGTTCCACGCAGTGAACGCCGTCAACTATTGCAAGATTTAAAGTCCAGTACGCCGAGCGCTGCTGGCGGCATCACGCTAAATGCTGATGTGTCCGATACGCAAAACGCTGTCGCCCCCGATCTAACTGCGTTAATCAACGCATCAAACACCATTTTATCTAAATAACTGGAGGCGATTATGCCAAACCCAAATTTTGAAAAACAAGTAGAAGAATTAGGTGCCAATCTAACTAAGATTGGTGATCAAATTAAATCGGCGGCAGAAGAAACCAATAAGCAGATCAAGGCTTCTGGTGAAATGCATGCCGAAACCCGCGATAAGGTCGATAAGCTGCTGTTAGAGCAGGGTGCCATGCAAGCTCGCTTGCAAGAAGCTGAGCAAAAGCTGCTTAAGGGGCCGCAAAGTCAGCAAGAAGAACGTGAACTGTCGATCGGTGAGCGAGTAGCGAAAGACAAAGAAATGGAAGGGGTAAACAGCTCTTTCCGTGGTAGTCGTCGTGTGCAAATGCCACGTTCAGCGATTACATCCGCCACAGGTTCAGGTGGTGCATTAGTCCGCCCTGATCGTATGGCTGGTATCGTTGCACCTCCACAGCGCACCTTCACGATTCGCGATTTGATTGCACCAGGTCGAACTGGCAGCAACAGCGTTGAATATGTGAAGGAAACTGGCTTTACCAATAATGCGGCCCCAACTGCTGAAAATACTCAAAAACCGTATTCTGATATCACTTTTGGTTTAGTGAATAATGCAGTACGTACCATCCCGCATCTTTTTAAAGCCAGCCGCCAAATCTTGGATGATGCCGAGCAATTAGCTAGCTACATCGATGCTCGTGCTCGTTACGGTTTAATGCTTGCTGAAGAAACGCAACTGCTGTACGGCAACAATACTGGCGCTAACCTGCACGGTATTATCCCGCAAGCCAGTGCTTACGTTAAACCAGCAGGTGCAACAGTCTCTGCAGAGCAGCATATTGACCGTATTCGTCTTGCAATGCTACAAGCTGCTTTAGCTGAATACTCATCCGACGGTATCGTACTCAATCCGATCGACTGGGCTGTGATTGAAATGCTTAAAGATAGCAATGGGAATTACTTAATTGGTAAACCTCAAGGCCAAACATTCGCAACCTTGTGGAATCGTCCTGTTGTAGAAACTTCTGCGATTGTGCAAGACGAGTTCTTAGTCGGTGCCTTCCAAATGGGCGCGCAGATCTATGACCGTATGGATATTGAAGTCTTAATCTCTACCGAGAACGACAAAGACTTTGAGTTAAACATGGTGACTATCCGTGCTGAAGAACGTTTAGCACTTGCGGTTTATCGTCCTGAAGCGTTTGTCACTGGCGATTTCACTTTCGCCTAACAGCGCAAAATCACTTAACTGATAACTAAAAGCAAAAAGGCCGAATATCTTCGGCCTTTGTCGTTTTTATCAATACCAATTTATAGGAGTAATACCATGGCTAAAGTTCTCGCCATTGCACTTAAGTCCTTTTACTTTGAAAAGGAAGTAAAAACCCGCGCATCAAAACCATTTGAAGTTGATGAACATCATTTTAATGAGCTAAAGCACAACAAATTAGTTGAGCGTGCACCGGAAGAAAAAACAGAAGAAGCAGATGCTAAGGCCGTTGCAGAAGCTGAAGCCAAGGCAAAAGAAGAAGCTGATGCTAAGGCCGCTGCAGAAGCTGAAGCCAAGGCAAAAGAAGAAGCAGATGCTAAGGCCGCTGCCGCTGCTGCAAAAAAAGCTAAAGCTTAATCAGTTATTCAGGAGTCCTCAGTGAGCACCATTTCCCTAGAGCAAGCCAAGCAATTTCTTGACGTTATCCACGATGAGGATGATGCCAAACTGCAATTATTGCTCAATGCCGCCGAGGATGAAGCCTGTCAATTTATGGGAAGGGAATCCCTTACTATTCTGCTTGATGAAACGAATGCAGAGCTGCCAGCAAGTATCACTATGGGCGTAATGATTTTACTGCAAGCAAACTATCAAGCAACACCAGAAGATGCGGCAAAACTGCGCAAAGCAGCAGAAATAAAATTAACGCCTTATCGAATTGGTTGGGGTATCTAATGCTAGCGCATCGTTTACGTCACCGGGTACATATCCAACAACCGATAAAAACTCAGGATCCCCAATCAGGTGGTGATCTCATCGAATGGCAAACCCTCATGTTAGGGGTAAAACCCCTTGATAAGCTCGCTGCAGAGGTATTAACCGGCGCTGGTCGAGAATTATTTGCGGCAGATGCCAAACAAGCTGAAACCAGCGCAAGAATTAATTTTCGTTGGTTCCCCATTGATTTAAGCCTTTTATACCAATGCCGCATTTTATGGGATGGCAGAACTTACGATATCCAATCGGTAGAAACCGACATAACAGGGCGTCAAGAGTGGCGATTACGCTGCAAAGATGGCGTTAATCAGGGGCTTTAAGATGGCCGCAAAATTCGATTTCAGTCTCATTGGCTTAAAAGAAGTTAAAGCCAAAATGAATAAGGTTAGCCAAACCGTGCTTGATACGGGTACACGTACCGCGCTGCGTAAAGCTGCTGGCATCGTCAAAAAAGCGGCTCAAGAAAATTCACTCAATGTGGACGACCCCAAAACAGGTAGGCGCATTCGCGACAACGTCACCCTGCAGTTTGCTAGCCGGCTATTTAAAAGCGAAGGCGTGATCATGTATCGAGTGGGTATTGCAACTAATCGCGGCCGTATTCCTACACCGAACGCCGACGAAGGTGCGCGCGGTAATACCCCACACTGGCATTTAGTCGAGTTCGGTACCGAACACGCCCAAGCACAGCCATTTATGCGTCCGGCACTGGCCAATAACATCAATCAAGTGATCGGCCGTTTTACGGTTGAATTTGATAAAGAACTCGATAAGGCACTTTCATGAGTATGGCGCCCATTTTTGTCGTGTGTCGAGAAAGCACGGCAGTAACTGATTTACTCGGTACCAATCCCACACGGCTTTATCCCTTCGGCCAAGCGCCGCAAAACGTAGCCAAGCCCTATGCTGTTTGGCAGGTGATCGGTGGTAGCCCAGAAAACTATATCTCAGGCCGACCCGATACCGACACCTTTGCACTGCAAGTGGATGTATATGCCGATTCAGGCAATTCGGCTAATGCTGTGGGTGATGCAATTCGCTTCGCCACAGAATTAGAGGCGCATACCACCAATTACAACGGTGATAGTCGCGACAAAGAAACAGGCAATTATCGTCACAGCTTTGACATAGATTGGATAGTCACAAGATAACCCACTAAACACCATTTCATAAAACCCAAAGCCTCTGCAACCGCAGGGGCTTTTTTGTATCTGCCGTAAGGCTATTGTTAGGAGCACACACATGAGTATGAAAACGCAGGGCACACAGCTCTATGCAATCGATCCGGCAGATGATTCCATTTTAGGCGTCATCGCGGTGACCAGTATTGATGGTATTGACAGCGCCGTTGATTCTATCGAAACCACCCCGCTTGAGGCCATGGCCCGTGAATTTGAATCAGGCCTAAAATCACCAGGTGCGGCCACCTTTGGCATCAACGTTGACCCACGCCTAGCTAGCCACCTGCGCTTGCATCAATTAAAAACGGCAGGCACAACCCTAAAATGGGCGATTGGCTTCAGTGATGCTGTTGGCACTCCGCCAACTGTTACCACTAAAGACTTCACCTTACCTACAACCCGTACTTGGATCACCTTCGAAGGTTTTATGACGGCCTACCCATTTGGGTTTGCACAAAACGATGTGGTTAAGTCAACCATCGGCATTCAGGTGTCTGGCGATCCTGTGTTGGTGCCAGCGACTGTTACGCCTTAATCATAGGTAAGCCTGATTAACCTGAATTAAGCCCACTTAATCAGTGGGCTTTTGTTAACCGTATTAACTTAATCCTAAAGGAACAATCATGGAATTAAGTGTTGCTAGCCTTATACAGTCGGGTTCCTATTCTCCCGCAAAGCCAGAACGCCGCGAAATTTCGTGGATCAACCAAAATGGCGAAACCTGCACCGCATCGGTATACATCCGTAAAAAGTCATTCGTCACAGCCAACATAGAAGCTAACAACTACCACAGTGGTATTGATTCACTTACTTCGCGCATTGTTTCCAGTGTTGCCGATGAACACGGCAAACCCTTATTTGAGATTGACGACATTCTAGGCAATGACGCCCATGGCCCAATCTGCGACTCACTCGGTATGGCACTTATTGGTGCAATTAACGAAGTGAATGGTTTCGGGTTAAAACCTGACCCAAAAGCCTTACCGCCGACGACGAATTCTGGCACGAGCTCGTCCTCGCAGGCGTTGGCGGACGAACCATCGAAGAAGCCCAGCAAAACCTCACGCACCGAGAAGTCATCAACTGGATCGCCTACCGAGCCAAGTTCGGCCCCTTAAGCCTTCAAGCACGGCAAGAACGCATTGCTGCCGCGCAAATGCACCACCTCAATATCATTCATGGCGGCAAAGCTGATCTTGAACACTTCATGTTGTTCAGCCATTTGGATGCCGAACCACAGCAAGAAGCCACCGTTGATGACGTGCTGCTGATGCTAAAAGCCAGTGCTATCAAAAAGTAATTAAAATTAGTAGCAATAAGGCCAAGGATGGCCAACCCAATGCAGTAAAACCAAAGTCCTTAAACCAAGCAGGAATACCCATGGCAAATAAGTCACTCGGCACACTAACGCTAAACATGGTTGCCGAAACGGGCAGCTTTGTTGAAGGTATGAGTAAAGCTGAGCGTGCATCATTAAAGGCTGAAAATGCGACAGCCAGAATGGTGAAACAGATTGATCCGCTGATATCACAGCTATCTAGCCTAGAAGTTCAGCAGCGCCGTCTTGCAGAGTTAAATGATAAGGGAATATTTAATGGTCGTGAGTTCGAGATCTTATCGGAACGCTTAGAACAAACTAAAAATGCCACGTATGAGGCAAACTCGGCTTTTGCAGATCAATACAAGCAGATCAACCGAGTCGTCAGCCAGCTAGACCCTGCAATCGCTAAATATGCCGAATTAGACAACATGCAAGCGCGGTTATCTGAAGGCGTAAAAGTGGGCGTTATCAGTGGCGAAGATTTCACAAAATATAACGCTCAGCTAGCGACAATGCGTGAAGAGTATGACAGGGCATATACCGCATCAGGTCGGCTGCAATCTGCTCAGCAAAAAGAACAAGCGGAACTGCAAGGGCTATTGCGCCAGTTAGATCCAGTAACAGCAAAACTGGCAGAGTTAGAATCTCAAAATACTAAACTATCAGCGGCCTTCGCTGCAGGAAATATAGATAAGGGACAATACGATAGCGCAATAGTAAAACTTAACCAAATGCGATCGGCCATTGATGGCACAACAGAAGCGCAAATGAAGGCTGAGGCGGCAACCAAGCAACAACAGTCAGAATTACAACGGCTGCAGCAAAGACTTGATCCTGTCATCTTTGAAATTAGAGAGCTCGATAAAGCACAAGAGTTATTAAGATCTAGCTCAGCTAAAGGCTTAATAAATTCATCTGAATATGACCTTTACTCTAAACGTTTAGCAAAAATGCGGAGTGAAGTTGGAAATACAAGCATTGAGTTTGATAAAAATGGTTTGTCAGCTAAGCAAATGTCATTCGCTTTGCGCGGTATCCCTGCTCAGTTTACCGATATAGCCGTATCGCTCCAAGGTGGTCAAAATCCATTAACGGTATTCTTACAGCAAGGCGGTCAGCTAAAGGATATGTTTGGCGGCGTGGGCCCAGCGGCTAAAGCCATGGGCGGCTACATACTGGGATTAATTAACCCATTCACCATTGCAGCTTCTGCTGCTGGCGTAATGTCGCTGGCGTATTACCAAGGCAGTGTTGAGGCAGATAGGCTACGTAATGCATTAATACTGACAGGTAACTCTGCAGGATCTACATCAAGCGAATTGATGGAGTCAGCCAAACGTATTGATGCCATTAGCGGCACTCAGCGCCAAGCAGCCGCAGCGCTGGCAGAAGTTGCCAATACAGGCAAGTTTACCGCCAGCCAAATCGAATTAGTTGGACGTGCCGCAGTGCAAATGGATAACGTCACCGGCAAAGCGGTCGCCGATACGGTAGCCGAGTTTGCCAAACTTGCGGATGATCCGGTCAAAGCGGCTGAAGAACTCAACAAAAAGTATCACTTCCTCACTGCATCTGTGTATGAGCAGATTGTCGCGCTTAAGGAAGCAGGTAAAAGCACAGAAGCATCAGAGTTAGCCTTTAGAGCTTATGGCGATGCTATTAGCCAAAGAACGAAAGAGATCACCAGCAATCTAGGCAATATTGAAAAAGCATGGAAGGCGATCAAATCGGGCGCTTCTGAGTCTTGGGATCAACTGCTTAATATTGGCCGCATAGACACGCTAAAAGAAAGGCTCGCTGATAACGCTAAAGAGATTAATAAGTTAGTTTCACTCGGCAAAGGGTCTGGCTTTGAATCAACCCGCCGCGAAAATTTATTAGCTAAGCTGCAGGCAGAAGGAAATGAGCTCGTTAAGCAAATTCAGCTAGAAGATAAATTAGCTGAGGAACAAGCAAAACGCGCCAAAATCAACCAAGACTCCATCGAGGCTCAGCGTGCCATTGCTAAAGTGACCGATGAAACCCTTACCAATGAGCAAAAGCGCACTAAGGCGATAAAGGAATATAACGACAATATCGAAAAGGTGCGTAAAGGTAATGCGAATAGTGCCTTGCTGGACCCTGAAAAAATTAAACGTGATCTCGCCTCGATAGAAGAAAAGTTTAAAGACACCGCTAAAAAGACCAAAGCCTTTGCTGACGACGCGGCCACTACGTATCTCATGCGTTTGCGCGAAACTCAAGCAGGCTTGCAAGGTCAGCTAGAGTCAAATATCAAGCTTACTCAGTCGCAAAAAGAGTTAGTGCAGTTTGAGCAGCAAATCGCCGATATCAAAAACAAAGATGTACTGACCGCACAACAAAAAAGTTTGTTGGCGGAACAATCGGTGATCCGCGCTCAACTTGAAAAGAACGTTGGACTAGATGATGAAATTAAAAAGCGCAATGAATCCATCCGCCTGCAAAGCTACAGCGCCAATCTCACTGCTAACCTTGCAGCAGAACAACAGCGCAACGCCGACAAACTTGCCACCTTTGGCCTTGGTGACAAAGCACAGCAACGCCTAGGCGATCGCCAAGGGATTGAGCGTGATGTAGAACGCGCTCAGGGCAAAGCGTTATCAGATAACCTCGCAGGTAAAACTACCGACGATGAATATCAGCAACAACTTTCTATGCTCAAGGATAACCTCACCGAACGCTTGGCCGTTCAGGATGAATACTATTCTGCCCTCGATGCCAAGCAATCCGATTGGACTAATGGCGCCCGTTCATCAATGCAAAATTACATTGATGCTGCGGCTGACATGGCAGGCCAAACCAAAACCCTCATGGATGGGGCTTTTGGTGGTATGACAGACGCGCTTACTGATTTTGTCACCACAGGTAAGGCCGACTTTGCCGGGCTTGCAAAATCGATATTGGCGGACATTGCCAAGATTGCCATGCAAAAAGCCATTGCTGGTCTAGTGGGAAATATGTTTGGTGGTTTCGCAGATGGAGGAGCGGTTGGCGATACTGGATTCTCATCCGGCGGCTTTACTGGCTTTGGTGGAAAATATGAGCCTGCAGGCATTGTTCACAAAGGCGAGGTCGTTTGGTCGCAGCGTGATGTAGCGGCTGCTGGCGGTGTGGCTACAGTAGAAGCCATGCGCAAAGGCAATAAAGGCTATGCCAATGGCGGCATAGTTGGCGGCGCAGCTTATAACGGCGTGCCAGCCTCGGCAACGGCTGGCGCTGGCGTGGTGCATGTTGAGGTCAACATAGATCAAAGTGGCAATGCCACAACCAAAGCCGATACCCCTGCCTTAAATCAGTTCGGCAGCGAACTGGGTAAATTTGTCGAGCAAAAATATCGGCAATTACTCGCTAATGATTTAAAACCTAACGGCCAAATTGGTCGCACGATAGCGGGAGGTTATCGCTAATGCCACAAACATTTACTTGGGCACCCGACAATGGTGCCACGGGTGATACCCAGTATCGCACTCGCACCGCAAAGTTTGGCGATGGTTATAGTCAGGCAGTTGGCGATGGTATCAACAGTAAAGTTCAAAGCTGGCCACTGACGTTTACTAAAAATAAAGCCATGGCTGAAGCGATCACCGCATTTCTTGATGATCATCAAGGTTTTAAGTCGTTTATCTGGACACCACCCCTCGGTACTGCCTCATTGTGGAAAGTGACTCAGCAAACAAACACCCCGTTAGGTGGAGGCATGTACCGCATCACCGCCACTTTTGAACAAGCATTTCATCCTTAACACTTCGCTATCGGACGTAAACAAATGGCATTTGAAACTATCAGTCTTGGCACCCAGCCAGCAGGCACGGGTGGCGATACCGCACGTACCGCTTTTGAAAAGGTTAACCGCAACTTTATAGCCGCCGATGTACTCGCCGCCGCCATGTCACAGGCGCAGTTTGATGCAATACGTGAGCAGAATAAAGAACGCTATGCAGCCAGTGGTTGGGTAAGTTTTGGTAATCATGAATCAGGTAAACAAGTCAATGAATGTAAGCCGGGACTTTATACAGCCCTCACCACGCCTAACACTCTTCTGATTGGGAAAGCTGGCGGGGTTGGTGGGTCGAAAGCCGATCATGGTGTGCTACATATTGCGGGGGTGATATTCCACTTGCCGTTAGCATATCCAGTTAAGCTTGCGCAAGCGCCAGATGGCAAAACGACTTACAACAAATCAACAGGGGTAATAACCAATCATGCCACGGTTGCTGCCGCATTTAACGCGCAGTCCGCCGATCCTATCAATATTGAGGTGGTGATTAACCGCGTGGATATGTGGGGATTTGAATCCTTCCCGCAGGAAGTAACACCGGCGAATCCAGAAATTTACCCGCAGGGCGTATTTAGCGACCTATTTACCTCTATGAATGGCATCCCTACAAGTGATAGCGCCCGCCCTGTTAGCTATTTTGGCTTTTTAGGCAAGAAGGCTAAAAAGGTTGATTTTTTTGCGCTATCTGATGCGCAAACTAAAAAGGTGTTAGCCGATCCTAAAAACAACCTATATTACTCGGACGATGGACGCCTGATTCAGTGGGTATTGCGTGGCCGTGAGTTTTCAGGGGCAGGTAATGGTAATTGGGAAAGAATTGATTCAATTATTGGTGATTCATTAAAAGCAAATAATAAGTTGAATATTACTGCACAGGGATTCAATGACTATCGAGATCCTTATGTATTATATGAAACTGGGGTGAACAGCTATAGGTCATCAATTGATGTTCTTAATAACAAGAAAAATTTAGGGTCGTACACTGTCTTATATACTTCGCAAGATACTGCTATAAATGCAGAGTGTTACTTTCTTGTTTGTGGTACAATTAATAGATTAAACCTAGGCGCATATCATCCAAGCTTTAACCCAAAAGGATCTGGCAATTATTTGGTTCAAGGTGTTAACTGGTTCAAATGGAATGAGTACCACCAAAACTTCCCTCAATACACTGACACTATATCATGCTTTAATTATCATCTTGAGAGTCAGAGTGGAGTTTCACCAGGAGACCTAATTGATGCAGGTGGATCAGGACGGCCTGATGGACGATTCTATGATGTAATTTACCAAAATGGGCAAGGCGGTGTTTGCCGTGATATGCGTTATTCTGATTGTGGCATCGATAGCGTTGACTCCCAAGAAGTTTACCAAAATATTAAGAATGCTAATTATCGTGGTTTTGAAAATACCAAACTAACAACAGCATTAAATTCTATTGATTCAAATATTAGTGTTGGTGGAAACTTCCTAGTTACCGAGGTGATAGCTACTAATGCAGTTATTAATGCCACAGCTGCATTATCAGGCGGATGGTCTGGATTTAAAAACGCACAACAGCCAACTGGTGCTATCAGTTCTTTTGAGTTATCCCGTAATGCTGTTTCTGCACCAACAGCACTACGTTCAACTAATAATGGTGCATCTTGGAGTGTATTTACTCCAACATATAACGCAGCGAACAATAGTGTAACGTTAACTAATGAACCTGCGGCTAACATTGTCATGCTGCAATACCAAGCCTTCGCTACCCAAACTGAAATCGCGTCAAATGCCACAATAGCTGGCCTAGTTCCGTACAACGTCTTTGCATCCTCTGACTATCGTCCTGAAAACGGTGCTCTGTTGGGTGAGTCGTTAATTGGTAAGGTGCTGAAAAACAACTCAGGAGTGTCAGTTAACAATAAGTCGCTATTATCTTGCGCCATCGATGAAACTGGTAAATTAACCTCTGCTACAAATTTCGACGGGGTTACTCACCAAGCGCTAACTCTTGGATCGCCAGCCAATAATTCACCGGCGTTTAAGGTGGTTAGCTATCTAGCCAATATCAACCAGCAAGCGGTTCCTCATTACGCTTACACTGAGCTTAAGCATAATGGAACGAACTGGGGTGATGATGGCAAGGTGGCAATTGTCGATAATCAATCAACTAAGACCGACTTAAACGGTAATACTGTTTTAGTGGGTACAGCTAAATTAAAAGAGCCCATCGGCTGGATTAAAAACAAGGTGTAACCATGAATTTAATTATGTTTTACGAACTCGATGATGCTGGTTCGCCGGTGCTCGATGAGCACAAACAGCCAATAATTCGCCATCGGCCAGAGTCAAAAACTCTGGCCTATGTGCTTTTGGTCACCCGCTTACATGCCGCAAATCCGGCAATGCACTATGTGATCGATAAGTTTATCGAGCTGTACAGCGTCACGTTACAATGGGATTGGTTTGAGCAGTATCAAGCATGGCTTGTACGTAAAGCTGATGCCGAGCTTAATGCGCCAGCGCTACCGCTACCGATAGAAACCCAAGATCAACAAGCGCTTGAGTGTCCATTATTTGCGGAGCCTGAGCCTGTTCGTCCTGAACTTAAAACGATTGAGCAATATCGCGCCGAAGTATTGATTGATGGCATTAGTATTGATGAATACCTATTCCGCACTCAACGAACTGCTGCCGTTAACTCAATCACTGTTGAAGTTGATGGTTTAGTCTTTGATGGTGACGAACAGTCACAGCGCAGAATGTTGGCGGCAATTCACGCCTCAGAAGATGCTGGCATTGAAAGCACTATTTGGCGCTTAGCAGATAACACCGAAGCTTCCGTAACTGTAGAACAAATTCGCCAGGCGCATTCATTGGCAATTATCGAGCAAGGTAAACTCTGGACCAAAGGTGCCGTAGATGCTTAGTGCCGATATTCAAACCCTCGAACCGGGCAATGAGGTTATTCTCTATGAAATAGATGGTACCGCCTTTGGCGCCGATATCCTTCGCTTTCATGCCCACAATATTCCTTACTCAGATGCTGACCTTAATCAACCAGATTTACCAGCGCGCATCATCCATTGGCAGAGCGAACAATACAGTGCATGGCCAGCGCAGTTAGAAGGGGTGGAAGTTAACTCAGATGGATCACCCAGCACACCAACGTTAACCGTTGCCAACATCGATGGCAGCATTAGCGCCCTGTGTTTGTACTTTCATAACATGGAACAAGCCAAGGTCACGATTCGCAGAACGCTGGCTAAATACCTTGATGCGGCCAACTTTCCCAGTGGCAATTGCGAAGCGGATCCAACGCAAGAAGCGGTAGAGATTTGGTATGTTGATAAAAAGGTGAATGAGGATAATGTCGCCGTCACTTTTGAGCTCTCAAACCCTGCTGACTTGTCAGGCCAAAAAATCGGCCGACAAATGACTGCTTATTGCTCATGGTGCCAGCGCGGTGAATATCGCGGCGCCGATTGTGGCTACACAGGTGAAGCCATGTTTACCGAAGATGACGAGCCAACTGATAACCCCGCACTAGATCAATGCTCTGGCACGATAGCCGGTTGCACTTTGCGCTTTGGCGAAAACGAAGAATTACCCCACGGCGGATTCCCCAGCGTTCGGCTTATACGTTAAGCCTATGCGTTAAGCTTATACGTTAAGTGATCGGCTATGCGTTAAGCCCCAAAATGAGTTAAACAAGCGCTAGCAATCAAGCATCCATCAAACATTGATCAAGCATTTTCCCGCCGTCGGCAAAATGGTCTAACACAACCTAAGCAGGTCAATATGCATCAAACACTCTTGCATGCTTTTACTCAGCATGCGGTCAACTGCTACCCCAATGAATGCTGTGGACTGATCATCCAGCAAGGTAACAATCCTTGTTATGTGCCATGCGATAACAAGGCAACTAACAAAGCAGATGAGTTTGTGATTGATCCACTGCAATATGCTGATATTGAGGAGCAAGGGCAGATCATAGGTATCTGCCATAGCCACCCTGACGCCAGCAGCAAACCTAGCCAGCGTGATATCGCCATGTGTGAAGCCAGTGGACTACCTTGGCATATCCTAAGTTGGCCAGATGGCGATTTACGTTCTATGGTGCCAACGGGTGAGCAAAAACCTTTGTTAGGTCGTCCGTTTGTGCATGGGGTATGGGATTGTTATAGCTGTGTTCGCGACTGGTACCACGATATTCAAAGCATTTTATTGCCAGACTTTGAGCGCCAAGACGGCTGGTGGGAAGGTGAGCAAGAGCTGTACCTCGATAACTTCGCTAAAGCTGGCTTTAAGGCACTCCCCAATATCAATCTTGCCGATCTGCAAATTGGTGACGGCATCTTAATGCAAATTCAAAGTCAGCGAGTCAATCATGCCGCTGTTTATGTCGGCGAGGGTAAAATCCTGCACCACTTGTATGGTCGCCTTAGCCGCTACGATATTTACGGCGGCTACTGGCAGCGAAACACAAGGATGATTGTGCGTTATCAAGGGTTAGGCCAGCACGATTGATTCAAAGCGCTATAAAGCTTATCCTGCCATAAATATGCGGAAAAATACCCGTCACTAAAGCCACCTCTTCAGGTGGCTTTTTTATTGCCTCAAATTCATGCTTTCACGGAAACCCCATGAGCACACAGACCACTATCAAGCTATCAGGATCCTTGGCAGCTAAGTTCGGCCGCCATCACCAGCGTCTACTCGAAACTGGTACCACAAACGAAGCTTTTAGCGCGTTAAAAAATACCCTGCATGGATTTGATCTGTTTATTAAAGAACAGGCAAAGCTTGGGCTGCGCTATGCCATTTTTCGCAATGGCCATAATACAGGTACCGATGAGTTTGATTTGGCTGGTACGACTGAAATTCGCATTGTGCCAGTCATTGGTGGCAGCAAGCGTGGTGGTATTCTGCAAACCATTGTTGGTGCGGTAATGATCGTTGTCGGTGCATATTTTGGTCAGGCTTGGTTAGTTCAAGCGGGTATTGGTTTAGTTGCTGGTGGTGTTGTGCAAATGCTGTCTCCGCAAGCCAAAGGATTGAAGGGTAGGGAAGCCGCAGAGAACGCCCCAAGTTATGCCTTTGGTGGCGCGGTTAACACTACTGCAGCAGGTAACCCAGTTGGTATTGGTTACGGTAAGCGCCGCATTGGTGGCGCCATTATTAGTGCAGGCATTTATGCCGAAGATATTGCGACATCAAAGCGCCAAATCCAATCGGGTGGTGGTAATGGCGGCAATAGCGGCGGCAGTCAACAGGAGCAATAATCAGCATGGGTATTCCTGCATTAAATCAACAACTGACCATTCACGGCGCTAAAGCGGGTGAAGGTGAGCAGCGTACGCCTGTCGAATCCCCTGATGACCTGCGCTCAATTGCTAAAGCTAAAATCTTACTGGCGATCGGCGAAGGTGAGTTTGACGGCCAATTATCGGGACAGAATGTCTTTTTAGACGGTACGCCATTGCTCGATCCCAATGGCGCCGAAAATTTCCCTGGTGTTATTTGGGACTTTCGCCCAGGCACTGCGCATCAAACTTACATCCCCGGGCTCCCATCGGTTGAAAATGAAGTAGCCTTAGGTATTGAGTTAAAATCAGATCAGCCTTATACCCGTGCCATCACTAACTCATTGCTCTCAGCTGTACGTGTGCGCTTTCGCTGGCCAGCACTGCAGCAACAGCTCGATAATGGTGATGTGAACGGCTATCGCATTGCATACGCCATTGATCTATCTACTGACGGCGGCAGCTATCAAACAGTGTTAAGCACGGCTGTTGATGGTAAAACCACCCAACCCTACGAGCGCAGCCACCGCATTGATTTACCAAGTGGCAATAACTGGCAAATCCGTATTCGCCGACTTACCCCAAATCAAAATAACAATCGTGTCGCGGATTTAATGCAAATTGCGGCGATCACCGATGTGATTGACCGTAAGCTCAAGTACCCCAATACGGCACTGTTATATGTCGAGTTTGACGCCAGTCAATTCCAAAATATTCCAGTGATCTCCTGCGAGCCCTTTATGCGCAAAGTAAAGGTGCCCACTAACTACAATCCGTTAACGCGCGATTACGCTGGCGTGTGGGATGGCAGCTTTAAAATTGCATGGACAGATAACCCTGCTTGGGTGAATTACGACATCATCCTTGACGACCGTTTCGGTACAGGTCGCAGGATCAATGCTGCGCTGGTGGACAAGTGGGAGCTTTACCAGATTGCTCAGTATTGCGATCAGTTGGTTCCTGATGGCAAAGGCGGCATGGAGCCTCGCTATATCTGTAATATCTACATTCAGCAAGCCACCGAAGCGTGGCAGGTCTTGCGGGATTTAGCCTCTATCTACCGCGGCATGACCTATTGGTCAAACGGCCAAATGTACTCAGTGGCCGACATGCCGCGAGACATGGATTTCATTTACAACAATAGCAATGTGATCGACGGCAAGTTTAGCTACTCATCCAGTAGCGAAAAGGTGAAATATACTCGCGCGCTCATCAGCTGGGATAACCCTGATAACGCCTATGAATCCGATGTTACCTCTGTATCAGATCAACCATTACAGCGCCGCTATGGCGACAACGTGGTCGAATTATCGGCCTTAGGTTGCACCCGTGAATCAGAAGCGCAACGCCGTGGCAAGTGGGCCATTTATACCAATAACAATGACCGTGCCGTCAATTTTAAAGTTGGCATGGATGGCAGCATCCCATTACCTGGCTTCGTTATCGGCATAGCAGATCAACTGATTGCAGGCAGTCGGATTGGTGGGCGAATCTCGGCGGTTAACGGCAAACAGATCACTTTAGATCGTGCGGCAACAATTGCGGTTAATGATCGGTTGATCATTAATTTACCTAGCGGTAAAGCGCAGGCGCGTACTATTGAGGCCGTTAATGCTCGTGTGGTTACGGTAACAACGGAATACAGTGAAACCCCACTGCCGCAACTGCTATGGTCGGTTGAGTCAGACGAGCTAAAGCTGCAGCAATTTAGAGTGCTGCGCGTAGCCAAAGCAAATAGCGACAGCATTGAGTACGAGATCACCGCAGTTGAGCATAACCCAAGCAAATATCCTTATATCGATACTGGCGCGAGACTCGAAGAACGCCCTATAAGCAAACTGCCCATAGGTGCCCAAGAAGCGCCGGCAACTGTCACCATTTCACAGTCAGTATTTACCGAGCAAACACTCTCTGTTACCACTATGACTATTCAGTGGGCGACCGCAAAAAATGCGGTTGCTTATGAAGTGGAGTGGCGTAAAGACTCTGGCGAGTGGATTAAACTGCCAAAAACGAGCAGCACATCAGTTGATATCCGCGGCGTTTACACCGGGCAATATATTGCTAGAGTTCGTGCAATTAACTCCGTTGATGTTTCGTCGGTACCAAAGTCATCTGCACTGACTAATATCACGGGTAAAACTGGCTTGCCGCCAGCAGTCGCATCATTTACCGCTACACCGATAGTGTTTGGTATTGGCTTAAATTGGTTATTCCCTGCAGGTGCTGAGGATACTTTACGTACTGAGCTAGAGTACGGGCCAAATAACAGCGAAAGCGGCATGATTAAACTGGGTGATTTTGCTTACCCAATTGCTACTCATACCATGACGGGACTAAGTGCAGGCGCAAGCTTTTGGTTTAGGGCTCGATTAGTCGATCGCACTGGCAACGTTGGGCCGTGGTCGGGATTTGTCAGCGGACAGTCATCGACAGATCAAACAAAATATGATGAGTATTTCAGTGAGAGAATTACATCTTCAGCACTAGGACAAGAGTTGCTCGGCGAGATAGAACGGATCCCCCTAATTAAAATTGAAACCGATAAAATTCCTGATATTGAAATAAATCTTATCGATACTCAAAACCAAATCCAGCAAATGCAGGCTGAAATAGCTGATATCTCAGGTGCGCCGGATTGGGATAACACCGCCAGCTATCTCACAGGTCAGTTGGTTAAATATCAAGGTAAGCTCTATTCAGCTAAACAAACCGTCCCTGCCGGAACGCTACCAACTAACACCACCTATTGGACAAAAATAGGCGAATACTCATCCTTGGGTGAAGCTGTTTCTGCGCTTACTGTGCGAGTGGATACTGTTGAAACATCAATTGAAACAATTGATGGCAAGCTGACTGCAGAGTCATCACGTATTGATGGCATTTTTTCCCAAGTTAATCCGCCATTGGCTGGTGACTTTGGTTGGAATGCGGGTACAACTGTGGTGTTTGCTGGCGTGTGGTCTGAGCAATATGCAAGAGCCTCCGCCGATGAAGCCTTGGCTAAAAGTATTGAGACTGTGGCTGTTAGCATTGATAAAAACACTGCAGCAATTATTACTGAGCAAATGGCTAGAACGACAGCCGATGAATCTCTCGCTAATCAGATCATCAGCATTTCGGCTACTGTGGATGCCAATGGCGCCTTAATTAAGGCAGAGCAAACCGCTCGGGCTGATGCTGATAGTGCTTTGGCACAAAATATCACTACAGTTCAAGCCGCTGTAAATATCGCCCAGCAAGGCGTCACGCAAAATACTGCTGCTATTCAGGCAGAGCAAACAGCTCGGGCTGATGCAGATAGTGCTTTGGCACAAAATATCACCACAGTTCAAGCCTCGGCGACGGCTGCGAATGCCGCAGCATCAACCGCGCAAAGTGCCGCTAACTCAGCCGCTCAAGCCGCTGCTGATGCTGCAGGTTTAGCGGGGACCAAAGGCAAAGTACTTATTCAGTCTACGGCCCCTGTAGATGCTGATCGCTTAGCGCAAAACCTGTGGATTGATACGACTGGCAATGCCAACACACCTAAACGTTGGAGCGGTTCAGCATGGGTTGCCGTTACTGACAAGGCCGCGACCGATGCCGCCAGTGCTGCCGCAGCTGCTCAAGCCGCAGCGAACGCAGCTCAACAAGGTGTTACGCAAAACGCTGCAGCGATTCAAACCGAGCAAACCGCTCGAGCTGATGCTGATAGCGCATTAGCAACACAGATCACCACAGTTCAGGCCTCGGCGACTGCAGCTAATACTGCAGCATCTAATGCGCAAACGGCCGCGAACTCAGCTGCCCAAGCTGCTGCTGACGCAGCAGGTTTGGCGGGTACCAAAGGCAAGGTGCTGATTCAGTCTACGGCCCCTGCTGCTGATCGCTTAGCGCAAAACCTGTGGATTGATACCACTGGTAATGCCAATACGCCTAAGCGTTGGAGTGGTTCAGCTTGGGTTGCTGTCACTGACAAAGCCGCAATCGATGCCGCCATTGCTGCCGCTGCCGCCCAAGCCGCCGCGAACGCAGCTCAGCAAGGCGTTACACAAAATGCCGCCGCGATTCAGATTGAGCAAACAGCGAGAGCCAATGCCGATAGCGCATTAGCAACACAGATCACCACAGTTCAGGCCTCGGCGACCGCAGCTAATACCGCAGCATCTAATGCGCAAAGTGCCGCGAACTCAGCTGCCCAAGCCGCTGCTGACGCAGCAGGTTTGGCGGGTACCAAAGGCAAGGTACTTATTCAGTCTACGGCCCCTGCAGCAGCTGATCGCTTAGCGCAAAACCTGTGGATTGATACCACAGGCAATGCCAACACACCTAAACGTTGGAGTGGTTCAGCATGGGTAGCCGTCACTGACAAGGCTGCTACCGATGCTGCGAGTGCTGCTGCAGCCGCCCAAGCCGCCGCGAATACAGCTCAACAAGGCGTTACGCAAAACGCTGCAGCGATTCAAACCGAGCAAACAGCGCGAGCCAATGCAGATAGCGCCCTTGGGCAAAGAATTGATACTGTTCAAGCTACAGCTGGCAGTAATACTGCTGCAGTGCAGCAAACTGCTACAGCATTGGCTTCACTTAACGGCGATCTGCAATCAATGTGGAAAGTATCACTTGGGGTAACTCAAGATGGGAAATATTACGCTGCAGGATTTGGTGTCAGTATTGAAAATGGCAATGAAGGTCTACAATCAAACTTCTATGTACTCGCAGACAGATTTGCCATTCTGAACAAAGCCACAGGAACAACACAGATTACAACACCATTTGTTGTAGAGAATGGACAAGTATTTATAAACTCAGCATTTATTGGTGAATTACAAAATAAAATCCTTATTCAAAGAGAAGGAGGATTTATGTCTGTATATGGCCCCGGATTTGGTGCTAATAATGAATTTATTGATTGGTATGGTCCTGATGTTGGTAGCATAGCAAATTGTACAAGAGCTAATGCTATAACATATCGCACTAACAAAGGTGATGCTTACTTTGGTGGCTCACTTAGTGCTGGGGTACTTAAGTCATCAGTTATAAATCCTACACAAACAATGTATCCAGTTGGAACGTACATTACTGAGCTTGGGCCATTCTCATCTAATGGAAATCCAAGAAATGTAATTGTTTCTTATGGGGTTAATGGTTTTGCAAACCCTACAAGCCCACCAACTGATATGGTAAACCCAAGTTTTGGATGGCAATTAGAACGAAGAGTTAACGGTGGTAATTGGATTGTAGTTAATTCAGGTACTTTTAGTGGAACTTCTGAATATGAGTATGATGGTGAAAGTCGCACATACTGGGTTACAAGTGGTTGTTCTGGATCATCAACGTATACGGATAATTTAGCCACACCAGGCACTTATGTTTATAGACTAAAAGTTTTGAGCTACGCCAGTTATTTACGAGATTTTCAATCTGTTGGGATTACATCAACAGAGGAGTAA